GAGTTTTTTAGAGACATCATCAAGTGGCTTTTTGAGTTGGCAGTAGATGGGAGTCATTCCTTTAGGGAGTGTATCAACGGGATTTTGGCCAGTTGATAGACTGTTGATAATAAGTTTAGTCACCTGTGCTGCATCATTGGAGAGTTCAAGGCTATCTTTTACTGCTTTTTTCCAGGTGCGTTTAGCGAGAGGAAAGTCACCTGTCATAGAGAAGCACTCAATATCCCAAGAAGCGGTTAAGAATGGTGCAGATACACGCGGCCCTTTGGTAGGTAGTACTTGTTCGTAGTCGCACTCGATAACCATTGCATTGTCATCATTTTCAGAGATATAATTTTTGCCGTCTTTGATGCGTACCCATCCACAGGGTTGAATATTTTGGGTGTGAATGAAACGTAGCATAGGGTCAATGTTAGCTTCAAAGACTTCAATCTGTTTTCCACGAAGTGGGGCATCGAGGTGGCGTTTGGTTTGAGGGTTTAGATTTTCATCAAGGAATAGATTGCGAAGGTTGCGGAACATAGTTAGGGATGGTACATCGATTTGTAGGAATGGGAAGAAGGTATTTGCAGTGAAGCCATAGAACACTTTCTTCATAATTCGTTTGATGTTTAGTTGACCCATAGGGATTCCCTGGCTGTTGATGTATTGTTTGATGATGTCGGCACAGATAGAAGTTTTTTCTTCAGGTAGGCGGATGTAGAGTGTGGGGCGAAAGCCAGTGACATCACATCGAATTGGTTTACCATTTTCATCGGCACCGAAAAGGTGGATAACTAATTCTTTTTGTTTTGTAAAGTTTTGGATATTACGTTTCTTTCTGCGCTTATTTTGGAACTCATCATCTACATCAGAATCCGAGTTAGATTCATATGTGATTTCGCGTACATCATCCTGTTCGGACTCAATACACATATCACGGGCTTGGATATCCAGCAAATGGAAAACAATATCACGGTCATTAGTGGTCATTGTACGACTATTAGTGACAGTGGAATAATAGTTCAAATTTATCTCACGCTATTTGGGGGACTTAAAGAGGATTCAAATTTTCCTTAGCGTCTGCGTGTAGTTCTGCGGCTCTTCTTTGAACGCTTATGAGATTTACCACGACGTCTGCCCTTCATTACCATCGCGGCAGTTGCTAAGAGGGCTGCAGCAGGAGCTAAAGTGTAAGTTGTTCTGGCCATTGCAGAGTATAGACTTCCACCACGACCCCCACCGCTTACTTTCTGCTCGGCAGTTAGAGAATTGGAGATACTTTCCATATTTTCAGACTGGTCAAGGTCACCAGAAATACTTGGTGGTGTTAAAGGGGCAACTAAAGATGTAGCTTCTTCAGCCTCTTGGGACATCTGTTTAATACTTTCAGGTGGAGGAACAATTTTCTTGGAATTATTATTATTTCCAGAGATTGAAGGTGTAGTATTTATTGGAGAGGGGGCAGTTGATTCCGCAAGAGATTCCTTAACGGTTTTAATGTTGTTGCCAGTTTTGGAGAGATTCTTTACCGAGTTTAGTTTAATATTATTTTTAGGAGTATTTTCTGAGGCAATACTTCCTTTAAGTTCATCTTCACCAATATCAATGTTCATAGGCGATGCATTAACACCTGATACTAATCCTTCATTTGCAATGCCAATATTAGCTAATAGGTTTTTCTTATTATTCTTGTTAATATTCTTATTAACATTATTTAGTTTTTTATTGGTATTTAGTGAAGGTGGTGCAATCATATTAGCGGCATTAGCGGCATTGTTTTGATTAATACTCAAAGAATTGATGTTTTTTAAATTATTCTTTAAGTTCTCAACAATCGCAGTGGGTGAGGCATTATTTAATCCAGCCTCCTTCGCTAATGGTCCCACATTATTCATAACCTGTGTTATAACCTTAGTATTCCTAACTGGCTCAATATCAGTTACTTTATTACCCTGCTTGTCAATAAGTATGATACTTGGATAACCTTCTACATTAAGCGGCTTTGCAGATTTATTGATTTTATTGTTAATCATTTGATTAACTGCGGGAAGCATAGTTTCTTCAACTTTAACGGCTTGAATGGAACGGTTAGGAGACTTAGCAGCAGCATCAAAGTGAGGCATCATTGTATGACAGTGCGGGCACCATTTAGCCCAGGCCATAAATAATGTCCATTCACCACTTTTAAGGACTTCTTCTAAACGATTCAAGTCCTTGTTTGAACGCACATCCAATAAGGGATATATTTTTCCTGCTGTCGAATGTCTATGTCTCCGAGCAGTCTTACGGGGTTTAGACTTACGAAATTTTCGAGTCGCCATTCTACTTTGGTATTCTTTATTAATGTATGGAAGATATAGGAGCTAAGATGGCTAATTCAATTCTAATGACATTATTCCTTTTGTTGACATTAGGCTATTTTGTATTGTACTTTGGTGGGCGGAAGTATTTGGAGAGATTCCAAAATAATGATTATGACGGTCAACCACGATTTAATCCTGACGGCACACCCAATGAGAATCAGAATATGATGATTTACCCGCCGGAAAAACCATATCTGATGAATCCCATTGACGACTTGGATGATTATGAACTCTCTCTTGTCTTTCAAAATCAAGGTTCCAAAGAAGCCTCTCGCAAACAAATCAGCGATGCGATGACCCGGTATCCAATGGATTGGCCCCAGCAAGGACCAAACTCACAATATTTTCAAGACAATCAAGCTGAATTTGAAAAGAAAGTTGCAGAAGATATGGCAAATCCGCCACCAACCAAAATGTACAATGAAATCGATGGGTCCGATATGACTCCTCCTGATACCGCAGCGATGGATGCTGAAGAGAAGAAAATACTGCAAACATATAAACCTGAATGCAGTAAAGGACTATTGCAATACTCAGTTGATGATGTTAAAGCACTTGTTGACCGAGTATACGATAAACGCGGATTAGTTCCAGTAATTGAACAATCAAAACAGGGACAAAATATATGGGAAATCACAGAAGTTAAAGAGAAAAATCCAGTAATTATTTGGGAAGATGATGTTGAAAGAGAAACTGAAAGACAAAAGATGGAAAAACGTGGAGAAGAAGTAATTGAAGTCCCATACACTGCACAGGATGTTGCTGCTGGATTAGACCCATTCTTTCAGGCCAGAAATCCTACCAGAGATGGCAAATATGATTACTATAAATGGACTCCAGGACTTGAAAGAATGTTTGCACCAACTTACCCAATTAAAGCTTGGTATTAATACCCATATATCAATAAAAATTTGAAATGATATACAGCTTATTTATTAAATACAGAATATATCATCCAAGAAATGTCTACTCTTCCAGTCGCTGATACTCCAATTGCTACCATTATGCAGGCCGCCCTTAACAATGGCGGGTCTCCTCCTCCTAAAAAGGAAGACCGCGAATATCGATATTATCACTGTCATCAACTCACCCCTTCCCTAAAGTGTAAGAGGGTTGATGGTCCAAATGTTCTCCCCACCGATAATAATACACAACTACTATTTATCAAGAACTATATCCCTGAAAGACTCGATAAAATGCTTCTTAGAATCAAATGGATTCCAGACAGGGTAATTATTGAGGAAAAATAACTTAAAAGTTTAACCAAATATGGATTAGATAAAATGGGTGCTTCTCAATCCACCACGAATACTGCTGAGCCAGTTCAAACTGCTGAAAAGCAAGAAGTAGTGCCTCAGGAAACAAACGTTATACGTGAAGCCGAACAAGTAGTGCCACCTCAAACAGTTGAGGAACCAAAGAAAGATATTTTTGAAAGATATGTTGAGCCTCTGGGAACTAAGATTGAAGTTCAGCCTGCGGAGGTGGCGGGTTCAGATGATGTTGTAAAGAAGACAAAAAAGAAGAAGAGCAAGAATTAAATCCAAATGTATTTTCTGATGTATAGGTCATTCGCAGTGCACCATCAGGACTTTTATTAACAGCATAAACTTCTGAAAGGAAAGAACTTGATGTTGGTAGGGTATTATTGACAAATACAAAAAGGGCCTTTTCAGGCGGTAACTGAATATGACGGCGAATAACATAAATAAACTGACCGATTGTTAAGTGAGATGGTGCTAAAAACTTATGCTTAGGAAGGTCAGGTAAATCTCTTGCATTTGAAGCCCTTGTAACAAAAATAGGTATTTTACCAGGAAATTTAGCTCTTAGTTTGTCAACTTCACCAAATGTAAGAAACAACCTTTCCATTTATTTTATTTAGAGAATAATTCTTTAAATATAATAAAAGAATATAAACATTTAATTCATATTAATAATAAAATGTTTTTATTGGATACGCGTGAATCAGATTTAATTAAGATTCTTGATGGAACTGAGGGGATGTCTGTAAAGCAGCTTCAGGTTGCAGATATTTGGTTAGGAGTAGACGCAGAGGGAAAGATGGCAGAGGGTGGAGTGATTATTGAACGTAAATCCATTCGCGACTTGGAAGCATCTATTCTTGACGGTCGCTATAGAGAACAACGTGGACGTATTCTTTCTTATTGTCAAGAGAATAAGACACAGCCGATGTATATTCTTGAAGGAGCTTTGAGTTCAAATACAGGTAGACTTCAAAAGAAAGCGATTATGAAGTTTATTAATCGCTTAATTTTTCATTATCAGATTCCAGTTATGCAAACTGCTTCAGTCCAAGAAACCGCAGAACTCATTCAGACTTTAGTAGAGCAATGGAAAGAAGACCCCAAAAATCTACAACGAACAACTGAATTAGTAAAGGTAACGGATGGTATTCATATTCAGAAGAAGGCGAATGCATCAGACCATAGGCAATTTGCGATTAGTTGTTTAGCACAGTGCCCTGGAGTTTCTGTAAAGATGGCAGAGGCTTTGATTGATAATTTTAAATCCTTAAAGGGTGTTATTGAAGCACCTGTTAAGGAAATTGAGGTGGTTAAAGTGGGAACAAGAAAAGTGGGACCAGTTGTTTCAAAGAGGCTCTCAGAGATTTTAAATCAGACTTAAAAGTTTTTAACATATTAACATTAATAGAATGCCTACATTTCATTATCAAACATATAATGATATTCCAGAATGGATAATTTGCCCCCTATGTAGCGAGTATAGCACACATCACAAAAGTTATTTTTTAAAGCATCTTAATAGTTGTAAAGAATATGAAGGGCATATAGATGATATTTTAAATTTTAACATTGACGAGAATACAACAATTGAAGACTACATTAATAGGGAACTTAATTGTATCACATCTACAAAACAACTAATTAAATCAAATGAGATAGAACTAAACCGAAATGAAGATTATCAAATAATTATAAAAATAATTAAAAATAAATTATTGGAAAATATTAAAGAATATTCTGGCATAAATTTGGATGCTATAAAGATTTATCAACTATTTTTTGGATGCACAGAAGAATCAGAAGAGAATTATATAGATGAATTTGGTAAATGGGCAGGATGGTAAGATAATTAATTAACTGAAACTTTTACTTCTGCAATTTCTTCTGGTTTTACCTCTTCTACTTTGTTCTCTTCTGGTTTAGATTCCTCTGTTTGGTTTTCATCATCGCCCGCGGAACCTATTTTTTCTTCTTCATCCATAATTTGCTTAGTAATATCTCTCATTCTTTTATTAGATTTCTTTGTTGCTTTCTTCTCTCTGGCATTTTCTTCTATTTTTGCAGTGGCGGCCTCTTCAACGGCTTTATCTCTATCTAACCAGTTCTTTTTATTTCTAAGACAGCTAATGAATGAAAGAAAAAATATAAAATCAGTAAGGAAATTAATTGTATTAGTTCCTTCTGCTTGTCTGAGTTCATTAACTTCTTTTTGAATAAGACGAAGTGATTCTAATCTCTTTCTATAATCTTGTAATTGTTTTTTCTCAATCATATTATTATAGTATTCATCTTCAAACTTAACACCCAAAATTCGCCATTTTGCTAAGAATTCGGTATTTGTTGCATATTGTGTGTGAGGTCTAAAAAACGTATTTAGTGTAGCCAAAATTAAACTAACAATTGCTAAGTTTCCACTAATTGAAGGAGAAATAAAATCATTTGTTTGTATTTGTGCAGTCGTTACCGCAGTGAGCATAGTAATTGTTAGGTTTATTGGTGTAGATATTTGTGACCAAAATACACTTGCAACATATTTTTTCCAGTAATTATAGCCAATTTCTTTATCTAATTTTTTCTTTAAAAATATTACCTTTTTTATAACGAGAGACTTTTCTTCAGGATTATCTATAGGATTTTCTGGGCCTATTGTGTTTTGGGGCGGGGGTATATTTTCAGGCATTGCTAAATTATCCAGATAATTTAAAATATTTATTTAAACAATCTTTTTTAAATTATGTAATAATATTCCAACTATATGTATTGGATAGAGCCTCTAAATCGGAACCTATTGGAATAGTAAGTCCCATTAGGGATATGTTAAAAATACCACCATTTCCAGGCCCACTGTTTACAATATTTGTTGCAATATCTTCAACATATGATTGGTTATTAATTATATTTGTATCAATACCATTTGATAAGTCAATAACTAATATTGAGGATGGAAGAATAGGAAATGGAGAAACAAATAATGTACTCTTCATATTATACATTGATATTGTGTTTAATATTGTAAATGATGCTAAGCTTGTGTCGGCAAAACCCTGAAGAGCATATGGTGTGATATTTATTGTATTTGCAGGGTCAACACTAATAATAGTTGATGGTAGATTTGGAACAAGAATTAGTCCAGATAATGATTGAATAACGAGACTTTGTAGTTTTGTATTAGCAAGTGATGGCATAACTGTTATTAATGAGTTACGTGATAGAGCAAGATATAGTAAAGAATTAGGAAATGATGAAGGTAGCCCCGCATTATTTAATGATGAACAAGATAGCAGCTCAATAGATTCAATTGTTGATGGTAGAGTTGGTATTGAAATAAGATTTGTTAGGTTATTGCCAATAAGATTTTTTAGTTTTGTATTCGCCAGTGATGGAATTTGTGTAAAATTATTGTTACTAATTAATAATTCTATTAAACCATTTGGGAAAATAGGCGGCAATATACTATCATTTAGTAAAGAGAACAAAAGGTCTAATACCTGTAAGGAATCAGGTAAAATTGGAAGAGAAGAAAGATTAACGCAACCAACCAAATACAGCCCTAAGAGGCAGGTATTTTCTAACGAAGTATCATCAAAACCAGTAAGAGCATAGGGCGGGTTGAATGTACCGTTTGTAGCAAAGATATATTGTATAGTTGATGGAAGATTTGGAATTTTAACCAAAGCTGGCAAATCATTGATTTGAAGGTATGTTATTTGTGTATTTGCAAGTGATGGTATTATATTAATAAATGCATTATTACTAATCACTAATAACTCTAATACATTAGGGAATGAAAGTGGAAGTGGATTAGTTCCAGGCGGCAATGGTGCGGGTGGTGATGGATTTCCAAGGTTTTGACAATTACCAACATTTAACTCTTTTAAGGTATTCGGTAGAAGTGATAACCCACTATTATCTGTAAGTTTTGTTATATTAGCACATCCTTGTAGGGTAATATTTAATAAATTACTGGTAAATAAATTTAATGGCAGTATAGTAGTAAGAGAAAAGGATAAATCTAAAGATTGCAGGGATAGTGGAATATCTGGGAATGGGGTTGCAACTGGTGTGTTATTAATATTTGAATTGCTCGCACCCATTTTAATTAGATTAGGTAAGTTAATAAACTGATTTGAAGGCAGTGATGTAAGATTATTACAGGCACTGATATTTAGTGATATAAGACCCAATGGGAGAGGTAATGGTAAATTATTTATAGTCGAATTAATAAACGTAATACCTTGTATTGTGTTTGGGAGATTAGGTATTGTACCTGAATATAAAAGATTAGATGCATTAAGTGTTATTAAATTTGTATTAGATAAATTAGGAAAGACAGTTAAATCGCAGTTAGAAATGTCAAGTGATTCAAGTGAGTTAGGCATAGTTCCAAAGTTAGTTAGAGCTGGACCTTGCGTTCCCACATCCATTAAATTTGCAGTTTTAAGGTTTATATTACCTGATAGGTCTAATGCCTGAAGGAATTTATTACTTATCATTTCAAGTTGAATTAAAGATACTGGAAATGGAGAAGGATAGCTTTTAACCTGACAGCCATTTATCTGTAATATTTCAAGTGTCGATGGGAAATTACTATCAAAATCTTGATTAGGTACCCCAAAGTTGCTACTAATATATAATTCTTTTAATTGAGGTGTCTGTATAGCAAAATCAATTGGAAGTGGAATTATTAGACCTGTATTGTCTAAGTTTAATATTTGTAGCGTTGATGACAAATTAGAAAGTGTTCCCATATTAATATTACTATTATTAGAACCACTCATATTGAATATGACAAGATTAGGTGCTACTGGAACATTCGCAATTAGTGTATCAGATATATTAAGTTCAATAAGTGATAGTGGTAAACTGGGTAGGGAACTAATATTATTTCCTGGAACTATTAGTTTCTGTAATCCAGATGGAAGTACAAGAGATAATAATGACACATTATTATATGATAAATTTAAACTAAGCAATGTTGATGGCAATTGTGGTATATTAGATGGTATAATAGAAGAATAATTACTAATTTCTATTATTTTTAGTTTTGGATTCGATGCATAAAATGTATCAATACCCGTTATATTTATACCTACCGCTTGTACAATAAATTGTATGGCATTTGGAAATGTGTTAATAATTTCACCTTGAGAATTACTTGTAATACTATTTATTTTTCTTAAATAAATATTTTGTAATTGCGTTAAAGAGCTAAACTCTGAGCCGCCCGCCAATGATAAATCTAAATCAGACCCTTCAAGTTCAACATTTAAAAGTGCAGTTGCTTTACCAAAATTATTAATATATGAATTAGTTCTCGATACAAGTGTAATTAAATAATCTGCTTTAATAAATATAATTCCTTGAACAAATGGATAATTAGCGGGTGTGGTGTAATTTGGTAATAATTCTTCACTAAAACTCTGTGATAATTTGACTGTAGTTGTAAAGCCTATAATATTGATAGTTACTTCTTCAGAATATCCTGAACATCCCTTGCTAAAATATGTATGAGTAAATCCTGTTATATTTCCAGTAGAAAATGGAGTAGATGTATTATCACCCCAATAAATAGTACCATTTCCCTGCAGCTCAATATAAATAGTTACACTTGAATTAAACTGTAATAGAATATTGACTATTATGTTATCAGGTATGATTTGTGCTGTTTTAATAGAAGCACATTCGCAAGCAGGATTTATTGTTACACGTCCACCTTCAACCTTATTATATGCATTTATAGCGCCATTATCAACATCTGCGGTTGTATAACTACCGTATCCTGCTTGTGGAATTATGATTGGTTGTGCAGATTGATTTTTTTGCTGCACCTGTTGAGCGATTGCCTTATCTCTTAACCTTTGAGTTAAGAAAGAAGAACTTAACATATAGGAGGACATTCTTATTCTTTATTAGAAATATTATGATAAATAATTTTTCATAATTAATATTTCTTTTTCTTGAGTTTCAATAATTTGTTTAAGGAGTGGTTGAATAGTATTTGGTTTTTCAGCTAAACGTTTGCTCATCAAAATAGCCATAGAGTGATGAGGAATCATACCCTTTAGGAATTCAATTTCTGTTATAAACCACTGTGTACGAATTAAAATAAAAAACAAAATTACTACAAATAACCCAATAAGAGTTTTACCAAGTTGTAAAGTGAAGAGGCCCATAAAGAATAACATCCAGCCCGTCATCAAACCAACCATATAAAAATCATTCAAACTAAATCTGAAATCATCCCATTTATCTATCCAATTATTCATAGTAGATGCATAGCCTGCAAAGAACATACAAATAACCATAAACATAACATTGTGTTCATTGAAGAGCATTTTATTATAATAGTTTATTAAAATTTCCTTGTGACCAATGATAATGTAAGAATGAACCTAAACCAAAAAATGTGTCTGCAAACAGGACAACCCAGGCATTTTTATTTCCAGAGATTGCGAGATATGCAAAGATTGTCCAAAGAGTCATATGGATTGGTCGTAGGTGCTTCCACCATATTTTTCCTCCACCAACTTCAAGTCCAGTATCACGCTTTCCAATAAAAATAATATAGAACCATCCAAGAACAGGAATTAATGCAATAAATCCAAGAATTTTCAGAAGTTGTCCAGAGGCATATGCACTAAGAGCAGTGAAAGCTAAACGAGAGCCGATACATCCAAACAAGAAAAGTAAAAATCTTGTTTGAATCTCATTCATTCTATATAGGCTTTTTATGAAAAAATCAGCAAAAACTAAGTTTTGCGGACTTTTGTTAAAATAATTGTTTTTGGGCACCTTTTCTTAAAAAGTGTATTATCTTTTAAAATATTCAGGAACAGATTTGGGATAAACAACTTCATTTTGTGGAGTAGACATATTTTGAAGGAATGTTGCGGGAGGAATATAATCACCAGCAGATGGCGGAGGCGGGCCAGCAGTTGGATTTACAGTATTTCTATTGAGAATGGTATTGATTGCAGACATTGGTTGTTGTGGTCTCATAACTGGCCCAGAAGGGCTGGCAAACATTCCTGGTGTATTTTTTACGGATTTCTTTTGTGACCGTTTGCCTGGCCCAAGGAGACGAGCTGCTTCTTTTTCTTTGCGTTCCAACTCAGCAGCTGTTTTTTCAGCGGATTCAAGCATAGCCTGCATAATTGGGGATTGTTCGACAAGATAGGATTTTTCGTGATGAAGCCAGGAAATATAAAGCATATTGGGTGGGGTGTAACCAACTTGATATCCTGCGTGACGTAATTGGTAGACGAGATAAACAACACAATCTTCAAGGTCAATCTTAGGTAATCCAAGTATAAAAGGTGGAATAGTGTAAAGTAAATTACATTGAGAGTTAGGCAGTTTGCTAATTGTTCGGACACGGTTATAGATTTGTTCGAGAATTTTGTTATAGGCGCGGAGTCGTGCAGCATCTTTTGCGCGTCTTTTATCATAAAGGTCAGATGGATTTAGTTGAGGTGTCTGTTGGTCCATAGCTGATAGAAGATAGCAAATGACTTTTAGAATAAAAACGCCGCTGTGTAAATAATATAAAGTTTTTGGCCATAATTTTATCAGGATGTTACCTCATAGGATATATTTATCAGGAGGAGGAATGTGTGCTATGGCTCACGTTGGTGCCTTGGTAGAATTATCAAAGCATATTCCGTTAAAAGCTATAAAAGAATGGATGGGTGTTTCAGCGGGTTCACTTGTTGCGATGTGTATTTCAATTGGATTCACCTTGGAGGAGTTAACAGATTTATGTATTAGATTTGATTTTACAAATGTGAAGGAATATGATTCGGTTCCGGGCTGGCTCTTACATTTTGGAATAGACACAGGGGAGAGATTACATAAATTGATAGAAGCCTGTTTGCACGTAAAGGGCCTATCATCTGATTTCACTTTTAAGGGGTGTTATGACAAGTTTGGAAAGTCGTTGAAAGTGATTGCAACGGATTTAAATGAGGCCAAAATAAAGACTTTTTGTCCAAAGGCAACGCCAGATTATAAGGTTGCGGATGCGGTCAGGGCATCAATGTCGTATCCATATTATTTCCAACCATTCATTTGCCCAGAAACAGGACACCATCTTTCAGATGGTGGTGTAATTAGTAATTATCCCTTATTTGTATTACCAATTGAGGAACATTGTAGAACATTAAGTATTTTAATCAGAACTTTTATAGAAAAGAATGAGGATTTGATGGATTTGCCGATGGAGGATTTGATAATGCGCCCAATCAAAATTGTACTGACTGAAAGAACAAATATAGAGGCCAGATTTTATGATTCAAAGTGTATTCAGATAGATTTGGGGGATTTGAACATTTTAGAGTTCTCGTTTGACGAAGACACTAAAAACTTTATTATTGAGAAGGGTAAAGAATCAGTTAAAAATTATTTTGATGATTTACCAAAACCAAAGAGGCGTTATTCTGTTTCTTAAAATTTTGGGCACTTTTTCCAAAAAGTGCTTAATAATTGCTGTTTAGGAAATCAATGATACCAGAAGCGGTTCTATCACCCGGATACTCAGTGGTTTGACCACCATCAACAACTAATACTGTAGGGAATCCCTTAACCTTGTATTTGGAGATTTCTGATTTATCTTTATCGGCATCGAGGATTTTGACGGTCGCCTTGCTTCCATCGTTTAATGTAATCGGAGAGGCTGAGAGGAGTTTATTGAATTCAGGGGCGGCCTTTTTGCAGTGTCCACACCAATCCGCCTTGCAGATAACGATTTCTCTTGATTTTCCAGTGAAACCTTCAAGGTGGCGATTGTGATAGAATCTGAGGAGGACGAGTAAAATGAGAAGAATAGCGAGGATGCTAATAAGGGGGGCCATTTCTATATATTACTTTTAAAATTATATAATTTAATTAAAATCGTAAAGCCCCATTTAGATATCTCATATAAGTTGCATAATCTGGGAATACAGGCATAGCATTAGACCGATTAAAATTGGTATAGACACGGATAACTTTATCTGCTTTGGAATTGGTTAGGCGGCTACTGTCATAATCGCCCGTTTGAGGATTTACTGGCGGTGTTACAAATGTAATAGGTGGTTGCATTATATTCATTATTGATGATGACGATGGACACACAGATTGATATTTAAAGGCGTGTTGTTCGCCCCCAACTGTATTCGAATAGCCTACAACAATAGAACCATCTGCTGAACATCCTTGTGCAATTGAAGGAACCCCGCCAAGAGTCCCTAAATCAGTCATTACACCATTTTCATATTTAAAGGCGTATTGGTTTCCCAAAGCCGATGTCGCGGTACCAACAATGATAGAACCATCTTCTGAACATCCATTTGCAATTGAAACATCCCCGCCAAGAGTCCCTAAATCAGTCATTACACCATTTTCATATTTAAAGGCGTGCATACCGCTCAGAGGCGGCAAGCTGAAGCCAACAATAATAGAACCATCTGCTGAACATCCATTTGCTCTTGAAAAACCCCCACCAAGAGTCCCTAAATCAGTCATTACACCATTTTCATATTTAAAGGCGTGTTGTTCGCCCCCAACTGTACTCGAATAGCCTACAATAATAGAACCATCTGCTGAACATCCGAATGCAATTGAAAAATTCCCACCAAGAGTCCCTAAATCAGTCATTACACCATTTTCATATTTAAAGGCGTGTTGTTCGCCCCCAACTGTACTCGAATAGCCTACAATAATAGAACCATCTGCTGAACATCCGTATGCAATTGAAAAATTCCCACCAAGAGTCCCTAAATCAGTCATTACACCATTTTCATATTTAAAGGCGTGTTGTTCGCCCCCAACTGTACTCGAATAGCCAACAATAATAGAACCATCTGCTGAACATCCATTTGCTCTTGAAAAACTCCCACCAAGAGTCCCTAAATCAGTCATTACACCATTTTCATATTTAAAGGCGTGAACAGGGCCCCCAACTGTATTCGAATAGCCTACAATAATAGAACCATCTGCTGAACATCCAGTTGCAATTGAAGAAACCCCGCCAAGAGTCCCTAAATCCACCATCCCCAAAGAGCAGCTTTGCTGTGGTGCATCTAAAGTATACTTATATGAGCGAACTGTATCTGTAAAATAGAGTGGCGTTACATTAATATTATCAGATTCAAGAATCCAATCTCCGCCCATACCCGTTAAATTGGTTGAATATCTAACTTTAATACCTTCCTCATATAATTCGTCAAACTGGTTATTTTTCTTAATATTACAAGAAATAATATCAAGATATTCTAAAGAGGTTGATTCAGATTTTAATTGTATAATGAAATCTTTAAACTCATCTGAAAAAAATGAATTAAAATGATTATTTACAGTCATACGAACATCATTAAACCTTTTATAGATATTTGGTATAGGTCTAAAAAACGGGACTGTATTATAATTTGTAAATACAATTGCAATATGTGTCAAATCATCAAAGTCCTGAATATGTTCTGAAATTGTATCAGCCGAATCCGTAGCCTTCACAATAATAGCCTTAACATTTGGAAGGCTACTATTAATAAATGTATCAGTATCTTTTACTGATTCATAAACAAGAACAAGCTTATTATAAGGCATTCTGAATATGGTCAAGAAATAAGCAAAATTGAATCAATCTAAAACAAATTAATGATTAATAGAAAGAATGTTTTATTGGAGTCCTCAAGTCACTGAAACTGTAAGCTGGAAACCCATCAGTGGATGGAATAACAGTTTCTCGGAGAAAGAAAAGCTACAATGTACAAATCTCTTCTTCTTCTTTAAAAATAAGAAGGGATTTAAAGAAAATCAAGCGGAATCACTGGCACAGATGGTGATTTTCAAGCAAAAGTACACAGGATTAGAATACTCCAATGAACAAGAATATCTATTACAATCCGCTCTAAAGCCTGTATTTAATACTTAATCACTTGGCAGTAACATCAGACCTAACATTGTTACAAAGAATAAGAATGTACTGAAAAAAATGCCAGGAATAGTGGCCGCCCCTGATGGTGTAATAAGTGTTACAAACTTACCAAAGAATCTTTGAAGAATGAAAGTCGTTTCAGGGTTAGCAAATAGAAAGAATACTAATGCACTGTACAAGCTGTATTTGGCTTTTAAGAAAAAGCGATTATAAGTAAAAAGGCCTGATTTTTTTTCAGTCGTAGTCTCTTTAGGTGGTTCCATTCTATTAAGGCATAAGTTGTTTGAAGGCAGCGAAAATACACAAAGCAAGCTCTGCATCATTGAAGATTACATATGGAGTTAATGAGGTAACATCTTCAAGAAATATTTCAGGATTTTTATTCTTACTAAAGTAGTTTTCAGGAGTGCTGATTTTTAGACCAGTTTCAGAAATCTTTACTTCATCATAATTAATTTCATATGTATTCAGTGGTATTTCTTGAGAGCTCTTTTTCTCAGAATCAGTGCAGGCGATATAGAGATTATCAGGAGTAAAAAACTCAGAAACGGCCTTAAACATATCCTCAGTTCGCTCAGGTTTAGAAGGGTCTAAAAACTTAGTTTTTTCCATAAGTGTCATATTTCCACCAACAGTAAAAAACTGGATATATGGAATTGTATCTGGGTCTTTATAGCCATCAATTGAAGAACTAATAAGTGAGGATAATCTGACTTTTGGTAAACTGAATAGTTGACGAGTAAATGTATTTTTATTTTTATCATCTGGAAACCTATCGAGATACATTTGCGTTGAAGTTAGCATTTTTGTAAAGAAATCAATAATATCTTTTTCAACATTTGTAACTTTAAAGATACCATATGTATGTTGACCTCCAGTTGGATTTTCTACAGGTTTAATATTATTGCAGATATGAAGTATGGTTGTTAGTTGAGGAATGAGGATTTTCTTGGTTGTATTTTTTCCAGCTCCTAATCCTAAAAATGCTCCTTCAACTAATTTATATATTGGGTCATATACAACTTCAAAATAATCAAAGAATGGTTTCATAGCGACACTGAGTGATTCGTCAAGGGCCTGAGTGGCACCACCAGCCATAGGGTTTTTAATCATAGAGCGCTGTATCTTATCAGTTATACCAGGAGCATCAATGATTGATAATCTATTTTCATCTGTTAGTCCTTCGCCATTGAGATATTTTTTAACAATGAGGATATCTAAAAGTGTATTAAGCCTATCTTTCATTTTTGCATTGGTATTGGCCCCTTGTATTTTGATAGCCATTTCTTTAGCTTTGTCTAATGCATTTTTAACAGTTTTTTCTTTAACTATATTTTCTAAATTAATTCTCTTAAAATAATTATATGCCTCTTTAGTTGGTTCTAACTTATTATCTTGTTCAGCTTTTTGCATTTTAGTAAATAAATCGCCAAGACGCATAGTATCAAGTTCTTTGATGGCTTTTGCCCAGTCACACTGAGCTTTAGCTGGAACCATATCTGGATGCAACAAATACCAGGCCACTTCCAAAATTAACTGAAATAAGCGGTCTTCAGGTATCTGTTTAATATACTTTTTAGCCTTAGTACAAGGAAGAGAAATGTCAGGAAGAGATGGTAATTCTACACCCTTATAATCTGGTCCCTCAAGTTCTTGAATTATATTAAGTATATTTAAATAGCTTCTTTGAATAAGTGTGTTTTTTAGCACGGAGCTGGTAAACTGTTTGCTTTCTTCGAGTTTTTGTGCGCGTCGTTTAAGGATAGCAATGAGGTCAGCCTTATCTTTGGGATTGCTGAATGTAATTCTCTTTGCATCTTTGAGCGTCATAGGCATATATTTTCGAAGTAATAATTCAGTTCTTTGATTATCATCAAAAGCATTAATATAATCTTTACGATTTTTGAATCCCAGTTCAATTGGCTTTTGGGGGCCCATAAAATATCTATCACCACCTACATCAATTGCCTGTGGCAAACTTGGATATAAGTCAATGAACTCAGACATACCTATAACAAGAGATAGAAATAAATGAATGTATAATATAATACACTCAAAAATTTGATTTGGGCGGGACAGGAATATAAACGAAGGAAGCGATATATGAATAGTCTATCCAAGATGAATACAGTTGTTCAGTCAGGAAATACGAAAATCTTTAATCCCTGGAATGCAAAGAATCGGGAGCTCACTCCATCGGATGCGATTCCGATTCTTAAGAAATATGGATGGAAAGGTCGGTTTAAGAACTTTAACCTCTTTTCCCAAGCGTGTTGTCATAAATCATATGTAGACCGTCCCGAAATCTGGCAAGAACAAGCCGAATATGGTGAAGAGATTATCATTGCTCCACGCCCAGACGACTGTCTTCCCCTACGAAAGTGTGATAATGAAGAGCTTGAATACCTTGGTGACCGTGTGCTCGGTCTTGTAATTGCCTCATACGTCTCTAAGCGTTATCCTGGCCAAGGTGAAGGCTTCCTTACTCGTGTACTTTCGCGTGTTGTTAACAATAAACAACTTGGTAAGCTTGCAAAAGAAATTGGATTTTCCCCTTGGATTATCCTATCTCGCCATATGGAAGAAATCTGCGATGGTCGTAACAATCTACGTATTCTTGGTTCAATGTTTGAAGCGTGGTTTGGTGCACTCTACCTACAAGAAGAAGATGTTGGTCGTGGTCTAAGTGTCTGTAATGATTTCCTGGTGCGAATTATCGAGAAGCATATTGACTTTGTACAAATTATTATCGAGGATACAAACTACAAGGACCAACTGCTTCGTAAGTTTCAAGCTCTCTATCACGTTCCGCCGAGATATAAAGAGATTGCGGTGGTTGGTCCTCCACACGACCGAATCTTTACAATGGGTGTACTTGACCCTAATGATAAGATTCTAACAACAGCAACCGCACGAAATAAGAAGGTTGCAGAGCAAGAGGCGTCTCGTGCAGCACTTGAACTATTGGAGCCATCACTAAATGAGGCATTTAATGTGATGAAGGTATCAAGTCCTGTAATGACAGCAAAGGAGCCTGAAAAGAAACCCAGTCCAATGCCACCAATGGAAGAAAAGAAGGCACCCGTTGTAAAGAAGGTAATTAGTCGTCGGCCTAAAATTGCACCGAGTGAGTCATAGTCAAATTATAAAAAATATTATTAGATATGTCAAATAGAAACTTTGATTCGTCTTATTTAACGAGACGTCAAGCTAATAAACAAATTGCTAAGAATGTAATTACTAAAATGAGACAAGATGGAACATCATCATATGGTTATCTTCCAACTAATTATGACTCTTCTATTGTTAATCAAATAAGAGAGGGACAATCAAAAACTGTCTTTAAAGGGACAACGTGTACTACGGAAGAACCAGGTTGCCCCTGTATAGGTAATACATCCACATTTGTACCTGCTGATACTACTTGTTCTGGAATTAAGACACCATCATCTTTATATAATACAATAGGACACGTTGCTTGGGCAACATATGTTAGAGGTAATAGTGCCCCCACTCTTCCAGGGCCACGTGTATTTGATATAGCATCAGATTCACAAAGCAATATTTATGTAGTCGGTTCTACTGGCTCAACTGGAGGAAATATAGCAATTCAAAATGCTACACCAACTGCTCAAATACCATCAACTAATATTTTTATAAGCCCATCTACAACTGATAGACCCTATCTAATTAAATATAATAGCGCTGGTCAAGGGGTATGGGCAGTAAGTCTTGTTACTGGTAAATCAGACTCAACTACATTCTCTGTTGCAGTTGATAGTTTTGATAATGTATATGTTACTGGAAAATATTTTATGACTGTAACAACACAATTGCAAAATGCAGTATTAAATCCTCCAGTTGGTGGCCCATCATTTACGCTATCATCGGTAACAATGCCTCCCTCTTTCCAGCCGCCGCCGCCTGCACCTTCAACATTTGGTATATTTGTAACTAAATATACAAAAGATGGTATAGCTGTTTGGACAACAGCATTTAATGGTCCAACAGATGCTGATTCAGGTAATGGAATTTCAGTAGATTCTAATAATAATGTCTATATTACAGGTAATTATAGTTCAAGTTCAACTATAAATGTACAATTATATAATGGATTATCAACCGCTCCATACCAGTCATTATCGCCAATAACACTGCAAAGTACAGGTGGTATTGATAGTATGTTTTTGATTAAAATGAATGAAAATGGTATTATCCAATGGGCAACGACTGCATATGATATGTTAAATGCTGGGAATAATGGAATAATTTGTGATAACTGTGATAATATTATAATTACAGGATTTTATGCTACTAATGGTAGTACTCCGTTAACATTAGGAAATGCAACAACAACAGGGCAAACACCATCATCTATTACTTTAGCTGCTTCACCTGGTAATTCATATATAGCAAAATATAATACAAATGGTCAGGCATTATGGGCAACATATATGGGTGATGCGAGTGTAACAGCAGGTCGTGGATTTTCAGTAGCAGTTGATTATAACAATAATATCTATTTAACAGGATTATATTCAGCCCCATCACAAATTGATATATATAAAGCATCTGGAAATACACAAGGAATCGCAAATATTACACTACCAGCAGCAGACTTAGCAATGTATTTAGTTAAATATACAACAAATGGGCAGTCTGTTTGGGCAACGTATTTGGGTAATAAAGATGAATCTGGGCGAGGGGTAGCAATTGATGGTTTAAATAATGTATATGTAGCAGGCCAATACCTTGGGCCTCAGACACTTCAAAATGTAAATGGGTCCAGTCAGAGCTCATCAGGTATTGTACTTCCTCTTCCTACTCCATCAGATACTCCAATAGCTGCATTTGTAGTAAAATACACAACAGATGGACAGGCAGTTTGGGGTGCATATTTAGATTCAACTACATTTGCTGATATAGCCAATACTGTTCATATTGACCCATTAACTAATAGGGTATATATTGGTGGACAAGACAAAGGTCTTACATCAAGCCCACAAATTGCATTAAATAATGCATCATCGTTATCATATTCGCCATCAGGTATATCATTGGCCGCGGGAGCCCAACAGGGTTTTTTAGTGAAATATGATTAATTAACATTTTTAGAAACATAAGTAGAATGGACGCCAGTCAAATCACTAAATTGCTCCAGAAGCAAAATACGCGATATGTAAATCGCTGCCAAACAGTTGATTCAAGTACATTAACTTGGCAGAATCAGATTCAGTCATCAAAATATATTAAAGGCGTGAAGACGTGTGATGGTCAACAAAATACTAATGTTCCGACAAACCCTGGATGTCAAAACTTAGTACCAGTTTCATCTGGCAATGGTGTTGAATTGAAAGCTACAGGTATTTGTTCATTTGGCGGAGCAGGCCGAACCACTGCTTTACAAACTGGAAGCCCCCAGCAGTATTTAAGTGTATACTCTGGTGCAGCTGGAAGCGCAGCTCAGGTATATTCATCTGAGAGTATTACATTACAAAGAGCTGGAAAAGAATCGTGTGGTGTTCCTGGTACAAATCCAGCACCACAAAACTCATATGTTGTATTACCATCTGGTGGTGATACTGCTGATTTTGCAAGTTTGAATAGCTATTCTACAATTAATGCTGGATTACAGGTTCCAAGTTGTAGTTATATTTGTACAAATACAAATGGGCCTACAAATGGAGGAGATGTACCAGTAAATAATCAATCTAATCCCTATTTACCAGCATTTGATACATATTATGCTATGAAGAATCCTTCTGCAAATTGTAAGAATTGTCCTGACCAAAATCAGAAACATTTTGTGAAGCAGTGCCACAGTCGGTTTCCGAATGCAAATAATGGTGTAAATGCAGTATTTAATCCTTGTGATAATGTGACAAGAATGGACCCAGATACTAAACAATTTTATACATATCCTGTGTCAAATCCTGATACGTGTGATGGATGTATATTAGAAGAGCCAGCTGGATGTGTAGGTACTCCTTCAATATCATATCCAACTTTACCACAGTTTCCAGATGTAACGTGTGTTGAGTATGGTGCTACATATTCTGTTGTATTAGGTGCCTGTACACCTCCAGGAGGAACATTTACAATTACACCACCTGGGCCAGGAGTAAATCCAATGACAATAGATGCAGTTACTGGTACTGTAATTACACCACCACTTGCGGTGCTTGACCCAGATGGAGTATATACTATTACATATACTGCTGGGGGTATAACCCTACAATGGCAAGCTTTAATTTCAGGAGGTTGTTAAATATTATAAAATTAATAAAACTATATATCTATATGTGTAAATATGATTATATAGTTTCTAAATACTCTATAGATGTCTTCTAAACCTAAGGGTGTTCAACCAAAAAAGAGTGCAGCGGCTAAAAAAGTCAGCGACGATGTTTTAGCAGCATATGTGGACCCTTTACCAACTGGGCAACTTGATGCGGCTCCTCAGTCCTTTGCAGGAGTTCCACCGCCCCCGACTCCAAAAAAACAAGAGCGTGTCTTTGCTGCCGCCGCAGCTAATCCTCTTGTAAATCCACTTCCAGGTCCCTTACCACCAAGAGTTCCTGAAGATTCTGGCCCTTCTTTACCAAAGGCGCCTATTACAAAACGAAAACCTCTAAGACTTGCTAAAAAGACACCTGATTATGTTCCTCGCAGTCAATCAATTGACCCAGAAGTAAAAGAGCGTCTTGATGAACTGTCACCAACTTTTAGTCAATACCAAACTGCCCAAAACGAAATTGAATCAAATAGTCCATATTTAACTGATGTTGAAGTCTATACCCCACAAACACGTAAGAGTTTTTATAGATTTGTAGCAGATAGTTATTCTGACCAATTTCGTTTGATTCCACAAGTAAAAGGTAAGGTTGATGAAGATGCCTGTGCAAAGTTAGGAGCTGCTGCAGGAACGGCTGTGGAGGCTTTTTTGTATCAAAAGTTTGTTCGTGAATATATTCGTAATGCTTCACCTTATCGAGGAATCCTTGTATATCACGGTCTCGGTTCAGGTAAGACTTGTTCTGCAATTGCAGCAGCTGAAGCACTATATGGTACTGCAAACAAGAAGATTATTGTTATGACACCATTTTCGCTACGTGGTAACTTTATGTCAGAAATTTCATTCTGTGGTTTTAAACATTTTAATACTCAGAATCACTGGGTAGAAGAACCTCTAATTTCTGATGGTGGTATTACATATATTTATGCTCGTTCTGTTCTTTCGTTAAGTGACTGGTTCCTCAAGAAGGTATTGGAGAGACCAGAGGAGGAAAGAAAGACGATTTGGATTCCAGACTTTACCAAGCCTGCAAATTATAATGAATTAACTCAACAAGAGCGCGATGATATTCGTGCACAAATTACTAATATGATTGAAAATCGTGTAAAGTTTATCAGTTATAATGGTGTGACAGCAGCTGAACTCAAGAGATATGCTTGTAAAGCTGACCCTGAAACTGGTGAAAGAATGTTTGATAATGCTGTAATTGTAATTGATGAAATCCACAACTTAACACGTCTAATGCAAGGCGAAATTACACCATATACAACTAAAAGAAAGGGTCGGCCGCGCAAGATTCCAGTTGAACCAATTACACCAGGAAAATGGCAACCAGGTCTCTGTACATCTGACTTAAATTATAAGCGTTCTTATTTATTCTTCAAATTATTATCAGATGCTCGTAATTCTAAAATTATTGGTCTATCTGGCACACCAATTATTAACTTTCCAGATGAGTTAGGTATTTTGTCAACCGTTTTAGCTGGATTTACTGAGTGTGCAGAAGTTACACTCAATTCAGTGGATAAGAAAGTGATGGATGATTTTAGAAAATTAGCTGAGGCTGAGCCACGTGTCGATATTGTGCGATTTGTAACTCGTGCTGAAAAGATGCAGGTCTTAATCTCAACATTTATTGAGGGATATGAACGTGTGACAAATGAAGACACTGGCGAGTTTATTGGTGTTCGTTACAATCCTGATGCTCAAGAGGGAATTAGAACAGTCTATGAAAGAATTAAAGGAAAGCTCCTTGCAGATAAGATTCCAATTGGGTCAGAAACATTTGTATCCTACCCTCGTCTACCAATTGATGATAAGGAGTTCAAAGATGAGTTTATTGACCCAAAGAATCTTTCAGTCAAGAACAAGACTGTTTTACAAAAACGTTTAACGGGATTAATTTCATATTACAAGGGTTCTAAAGAAGAATATATGCCTCGTGTAACAACAGATGAGGTTGTAAAGTGTGAAATGAGTGATTATACTCTTTCTATGTACACAGTTGAACGTAATCGTGAAATCAAAGGTGAGAAACAAAAATCAGGAGAGCCTGGAGATAACTATGCAATTGTAGAACAATTTGCTAAGATGAAGAATCCATCGAGCTATCGTTTCAGAAGCAGAGCCTTATGTAACTTTTCGTTCCCTAAGGGTATTGAGCGTCCTTTTCCTGATTCTTTAGTGGAAGAAGAAGAAGAGGTAGCACAAACAGAAGATGTTGCAATTGGAGAAGCTGTGGCAGATTTACAAGAAGATATTGATGCACAAGAATTGGTGGCGGCTGAGGAGGCAACAATTCCTGACCCAGAAGGAGAAGAGGGAGAAGAGCCTGAAGGAGATGAAGAGGAAGAAGGAGATGAAGAGGAAGAAGGAGATGAAGAGGAAGAAGGTGAGGGGGAAAAAGAGGCAGCGGAGGATGCTGCGCGTGTTGCTGAAGCTGGTTTAGAAGGAGCAGTAGAAGGTCAGGCCGCGGCTGAAGGTGTTAAGGTGACTGCTGGGGGCGCGGAAGGAGATGAAGAGGAAAAGAAGGAAGAGGTTCCACCGCCCCCTCCAGCTGCCCCACCAAAAACTGGTCGTAAAAGACCAAAGGCTGCACCGTCAAAGCCAGAAGGAGAACCTGTGGGGGCACCAAAACCAGAGGGAGAACCAGTCGCGGCTGCACCAAAACCAGAAGGAGAACCAGCCGCAGCTGTACCAAAACCAGAGGGAGAGGGGGCAAGAGTGCTGCGTAGAAGACCAAAGCCCGCGCAGCCCAAGCCAGAAGATGCTGAAGAAAAAGTTGAAGAGGGAGCAGAAGAGGTCGCGAGCAGAGCAGAAGCAGAAGTTGATGCAGAACAAGAAGCAGCTGTTGTAAGAACCCTAACCTACCAGGAACGTATTAAACGTGCTATGGATAAATTGGCTGCAAATAGAGATAGGTTCCTCAAATTAGATGCAGTTGTACCAGAAGGTCGTCTTGCACAATATTCAACTAAACTTGACCAAATGATTCGTAGAATCCAAGTATCAAAAGGTAGTAACTTAGTATACTCTCAGTTTAAGACAGTAGAGGGTTTGGGTGTATTAAGAGAGGCTTTGAAGGCAAATGGATTTGTGGAGATTGAGATTGAGGGCGGTGAATGGATGCCGAGAGCGATGAGAGCAACAGCTGACAACAGTTTAAGATTCTCAAAAGCAACAATTGAATCTTTTAGAAAGGGTCCAGCTGCAAAAGAGAAACGTTTTATGTTCTTAACAGGAGAGGGCCTAAGAGAAAAGAGAAACTTGTTGTTGAACATTTTTAATGGTGCATTTGATAAGATTCCAGAGGGGATGCGTCGTGTATTGGAGGAGGGTGGTTATACTGAACAGAAAAATAAATATGGTGATATATGTTGGGTATTTGGTATCACTGGTGCTGGCGCTGAAGGTATTTCTCTCAAGTGCTGTCGCTCAGTACATATTATGGAACCATACTGGAACAAAGTACGTTTAGACCAAGTAAAGGGTCGTGCAATTCGTATCTGTTCTCACCAGGATTTACCATTTAAGGACCGCGAGGTAGACATTTACACATATTATACAGTGTTTTCTACTGAGCAGAAGAATAAGAACAAGATTGATGTAACTATTCGCCAAACAGATGAGGATGAGACATCAGATGAAAAGGTGTATAATGTTGGTGTGAAAAAGGATAAGGTTAACCAGGAACTCTTGGATTTAATGAAGGAGACTGCGATGGATTGTGGATTAAATGCGGCGGATAATGATGGAGTTCAGTGTTTTGTGGTTGACGGTAGACCAGACCAGTATATTTTTGACCCTAATTTAGAGGTAGATACGATTTTAACATCAATTGAGTTCAAAGAAGTAAAAGAAGTAAAGAAGGATGTTGAGGCTCCAGAGGCTGCAATTATGAGACAATTAGGTGCACCAAAGGTTGCTCCAAAGGAGGAGCGTGAACAGATATTGGTATTGGGATGGAAGGGTGTCCAGTATTTATTAAGTCCAAAACGTGGTTCTGGTGGATTGGTTTTCAATATGTATAGAAGAGAGGATGATGCACTGAAAACAATCTTAGGCGAAATACCAATTAATCCCGCGACAGGAACATTTAAGGGTTCTGTTCCAACATTTAAAACACCATAAAGGAATTTAAATTCCCAGGCGGTAAAATAATCTAAAATATTTATTAAATAAATTATGTAGATTATTATTTATTATTAATTACCAATTGTTTTGTATGTATTGAGAGAATCAGGAAATTGTGTGAAAATCCAAGAGGCCTGACAGTCTTTTACAACATCATTGCCATTGATATATGAATCAAAAAAGTGTATCCAAGCTAAATCAAATTGGAATGAACCACTCTGAAATCCACTTCCAGATGCTGGGCCACCAACCGATACATTGCACTGATATCCAGCCCCATTATATAATCCATTATTATACGTAGTTGTAATTGGCCCAGAGTTACTTACTCTAAAGAGGGGTGTAGTATAGTTACCATTCTTAACAATATTATCAATGCTATCACAATAAATATCTAAACCAGACCCAAACTGTGCAACTTCCAGATAGTACCAAGAGCCAACTTGTACATTCTGCCCAGCAGTTCCATCCCAAGTAGAATTATCACCTGTCATATTTGTATTGCATCTGATTTGGGCAGTAGAGCCGTTAACTGGTTGTAAATAGATTACACAGAATCTATCCCAGACTCTAAAGGTAAAGAGGGCATCCTTAACAGGCATAGATTGAAGTCTGAAGGCAAATGTACAGGTTCCCCAGGCCTGATAGGCAATATTCTGTAAAGAAATAACTGAAGAATTATTTGTTAGACGAACAAAGCCTTTTTTGCCTGGAACTGAATTGCGTTCTTCTGAGCGATTATGATATTCTAATCCACTATATGATAGTAGGCTACTATAGATACCAGGATTACGAGTATCATCAAAGACATTACCATTAGAGCCAATTTCAAAGTTTAGGTAAGGTGCACGAGGTTCACAAGTAAGAGAGAGATATGGTGGGGTTATAGTTGGTGTCATATTCATATTAAATGTATGTCCACCACCACCTGCATCTGTGTAATATACTTTAGTAATATTTGGAGTGGCTCCATAGTAGTTAGCACAAGAGCTATAAATATAAGTGGTTGGTCCTTGTAGGATTAATGAAGAAAGAAGACCAGGTTGGTCGACGCCCGTGGAGCCGAAGGCGGTGGTGGCAATATCAGCTGGTTGATTTACTGCAATAAAGAAACCATCATCGACAGTGACTTGAAACTTAGCACAGAAATCACTTTGAGCGCGTATATCGGTCATCTGAATCATTGCAGAGTATTGTGAAAATCCAGGATATGTTGAAGCAAGCTGAGGTACAGCAGCTGTACTTGAACTAATTGAGCCACCAAACTGTACAAAATTACTTTCAATAGTTCTTTTGAGGACACCCCAGATTTGATTAGGGTAGCCACCACGTGGCATTAGCCATATGACTTCAACACCTTGGGTATATGGTGCGCGACTAATGAGTTTTTCAGGAGAGATACCTAAAAACTGCATCATTGCATCTCTCTGAGTACTATAGTCTGAACTATTCATATTCTGAGCAAGAACGCCAATATATTGTTTAACGGCGCCTAAGTTGCCCATAGAATTATAGGTTGGCATTGTATTAGTGCTTGGATAAGCTAAACCAGAAGGTTGTCCACCGAGTTTTCTAAAGATTTGTTGTAAACAATTCATATCAAATGGCGAAGGAGTTGTATCAGGTAAATCTAAACAAAAATTGTATCCATTGATTGCCCCTTTCTGTAGACATAAATCACGTGCAGCGGCACCAGTGCCTGTGTTAGAAGGGAGTTTAGCATTTCCAGCAAGTTGGCGTACTTCTTTAAGTACAACATCAACAGTAGTGGCCCCTTTGCTAAAGATATCAAGATTTAGGGGTGGATTAGCAGAACGATTGTAAATCTTTACAGCATCTCCATCGCGAATATTGGAAATGTAATCATCTGGTGAAGGATTTCCAGTTAGAGCGATTGCAAGAGTGCCGTTATCTGAACATCCACCAGCAAGTACTTGATTGTAGAGGCAAGCAGCTGATAGGCGGCCATTGACAGGGTCACAGGTTCTATCAACAATTGGCTGTGGCCCTGGACCAGACCCAGGAGGGGGTGGGCAATTAGCACCTGAGGTAACTATGCTTTGAGGGCTGCAAGTTCCAAGCGGGTCGCCTCCATAGAGGGGTTGCCCAACGGTATCAATCGGAACACCCTGATTTGTGTCAGTGCAATACCCACACGAACCCTGAAATACATCACTATCAACATCTGAGCAGGCCTTAAGAGCTTTGCACTTATCAAGTAGCATTTGCTTTTTAGCGAGTTGTAGGTCAAAGAACCATTTTTTGTAATCGGGTGGTGTGAAGTTTTGAAGGGGTCCATTTGAATCACCAATAAATCCCTGAGAGACAACGGGATATGGGCTGCCTTGGTTTGGCGGAGTATAGAGCCATCCGCATCCAATTGCAGCATTTGGATTCTTGATAGCAACAAGTTGGTCAATGGAAGAAGAAGAGCATTGTTTTGCCATCGCATTTAGGTCAGGACTCGAGTCCTTCATAAAAATGTTGTTAGGCATTTTGACAACAGGGCGCTCATATTGCTTTCCAGTCGAATCTACACTTTGTGTTGCTGTATCGAATCCATTTAAACCGGAAGTACCAGAAAGTATTACATTTGGAAGAGCATTAAAATACTGATTCTGACTTTTTAAATAGTCCGTATGACTATCACCTTGAAAAGCTTCGGCCAATCTGCGAAACATCCTAATCTTGTGCAAGGTTCTTATTTACAAAAATTATAATCTCATTATTATGATTTTTGTTAATTATAAAATTAAACTTTAATTCCAACCAGTACCAGTCTTAGTACAAATACAATATGAGCTACCAGGAGTAAAGTTAAATGTTGAATCGCAATTGGGTATATCTGGAGATGTCATAATACAACGGGCTCCATTCCATTCTCTTGGCAATTCATTATTCCAAGGACCTCCACCCGTGCCACCACAATAGGTATTGCAAGAAACAGTTCCATTATCTCCATATGTAAATTGTGTATCTAAGTTTGTTTGTGATGCCCAGGGCGTGTAATTATTTGCATCATATATGACAAGATTTCCATCATTCTGCATTATTAATCTATAAGGAGGTTTCCCTACACCTGCTGTTTTAGATGACCATAGGGCAGCTCCATTAGAATCGTATAATACAAGATTGCCATCAGATTGCATTACAGTTTTATAGGGCCCAGTCCCACGACCAGTAGTTCCAGTTGCCCATCGTGGTTTTCCAGAAGAATCATACATTACATAATTACCATCTGTTTGAGTGACCATTGTATATGCTCCATTTTGAGAAGTGAGTGTTGGGACACACGGTCCTGAGCAGGTACTAATAGGTGTATTGCTATCAGGACCATCCCAAGTAGTTTGGTTAAATGGTAAAATTGTACCTTGAGGATAGTTATCAATGCCAGGTTTGGGTCCATAGCAGGTTACTCCAGCAACATTGTTTGGCGGTGTCCAATTTATAATACCAGTAGAGCCATTTCCACATCCAGCCATAATTGATGTATTAATTGGGTATTGAGAACCATTTGAGTCAGAGACCCAAGCTGTAAAGCACCAGTCAGCTCCTTGAGCTTGAGCAGTAGCTAATTGTTGAGAAGTAGCAACTTGAGCACCATACTGAGCACAGATTCCTTGAGCTTGGTCTTTAGTATAATTATAACCAGGGCCTACTGCAAATACTTGTGGCGGCCCAGTTGTTTTACCAGTGGCTTTAGCATCTAAGTTAACTCCATAGCATTGTTGTACTGCAGTTTGACGAGCAGAGTTAGTCTGAGTGTTATCATTTGCAAGTCGATTAATCTGGTCATATGTTTGTTTGACAGCATTGATTCCTCCTAATCCCTGACCAAACTTGAGACCAGCTGGAGTAGATGGGTCAATACTTGTTCCAGGTTGGCAATATGTATTAGGGCTATCTTGTCCTTTCATACTTGCAACCTGTGAGGGTGTTAAAGTGTATGTCGGACCGATATGAGAAGTTACACCCTGATTCATATACAAATATGATAAACATTCTTGTGTTAAGGGGCCAGTATCACCACCAGGGCCGTCACAAGGAGTATTGATGGGAATGCCAGTGGCCCACATAGAGACAGTGTTCCAGTCAGGGATTGATAGGTCTTTTCCAGATGCATCTTTTCCAGAAAGTGCAGAAATCATCTTTGGAGCAAGATTATTAACAATTGCATCGATATCAAGAGCTTGACCATTTGCATCTTTTTGTAGTGCATCGGCTGCTGCTTGGTTAGATGGATATCCAGTTCCTTGTGGTGTACCACCAAGTTCTATCCAACGAGTTTGTAAACATTCAAGTTTGTAGTTACCAGGTTGGTTAGCTTTTCCAAAGCAGGGGTCAGACTCTAAGAAGGTAGCAGAGGCGGCCTGTGTAATAATAGGACCGTTATCACAAGTGAGAGCATCGCCATCATACATACTTAGAAAAGAGAATGGTACTAAGCAGGAGAGATTCATAGTTGTTTGTTTGTTACCAGGAACAAGAGTTAGGCATCGAAAGCCATTGACGGTAATGCTGCCATTGATATGGGGTTTAGCATTAGTGATTAGGTCAGATTGTGTTAAGCTCATTAAATCTAATTTAAATGTTCCACGAGGTGTCTGGCCTTGAATAAATCCCGCAACAAATGCTAATGGAGTATTGCCAGTTGGTTGTACATTGATTACAAAGTTAGTACCCTCAGCATCCGCAGGAATATTTACTTGGGCTGCATTTTGTTGGTCAAGAGTAGTTTGTCCAAGTGATATTTTATTATTAGAACTGGAAACGGTTACAGTTCCGCCTCCGAAAAGGAAAAGGGTAGAAGGTATGCGAGGAGTATCAGGTCCAACTCGTGCAAAGTTTTGAGTAGTATAGCATTGTGTACAGTTTGGAGAATTGAATGTTTGTTTAGATGCACAGTCTACTTTCTCTTTGACAACTACACATTGGTCTTTGGTGAGTGCGAATGTTCCAGGTTTAGATTTACCGAGGGTTGGTTGATAGACTTTATAGGGGTCATAAGGTGGTCCTCCTGTGCTCAGAACGGCTGCAGCAGCATCCATTTGTTTTTGGCGGTCATCGGGAGAAATGAAAAGGCCGCCAATGGCTGGTTTTCCGTCAGCCCCAATTGCATTAATATCAAAGCTCATTCCACAGTTTGCAGCAAAGTTTGGGTCATCAAATGCGGCACAGGTATTGCCAGCATCTTGACACTTTTTGGCTTGTTGAAATGTGCTTGGTGAATTATTAGGAATATTGTAATCGGTTTTTGATGTAAAGTTAAATGATCCAGAGGTTGGTTGAGGTATTAATCCACCAAGTGCAACTTTAAATGCAGCGGCGCTATCGGGAGATACTGGGAGTGCAGGATTTGTAAGATTTATGGTAGTGGTTAACTCATTAAACTTTGCTTTCGAATCTTCTACAAAGGTGTTATGGGAGGCCGGTAGGTCAAAAAATCCTTCCTTGACCCCAATACTATGTTTTAGAATTAGGCCGAGGATTAACAAAATTATAAAAAATATTATAATGTTGAAAAACATTATTCCTAATTCATATCAAGATAAATCATAAATATATTAGCCCAGTTTTTAATAATTATTATCTGGGCGGATTTGAGGAAGGGAGTCCATTTCACGTGTGATGACACGGAAGACGAGATTGAGTTGTTTATTGACATCGATTAAACGACGAGGAGATTGTAGAGCAATTCCAAATGCATTAAGTGTATCAGAGAAGTTAGTTGAGCCAAATGGACTTAGTGCAATAGAACCAGTTGATGGGTCTTGGTATCTCGCTTGAATCATAATAATATTGGCATATCCTACTTGGTTTTCTCCATCTAAGACCGTTGTGGTCGTATCATTATAACCAATATTAACAACAATATGTCCTTCAGGGCGATTAATCCAGTTACAGAATTCTCGCAGAGCCTGTCCATTGTTTGGGTCATTTAGGGCAGCATCTGTATATGTATAACCACTGATTTGTAAACGGTCGCCTTTACAGATTTCAAATCGGCTGAAATATTTGTTTGTAACAATGAAGAAGTTGGCGGGTTGACCACTTGCAGCGATGTTATATGCACTGGCAGCAGGGTCTACTTGGAAGGGGAATACTGCTCCAAAGGATGTAGGTCCAGCGCCAATGATACCAGCGATATCGTATGTATCAGGAGAGTTTGATACAAGTTCTCCATTTGGTCTACGAATATCAATGGTTAGCTTCTGTAGGGTGGATAGAGGAGTAGGATAGAACTCTTTTTGGCATTTTAAGAATTTAGGAATCATAGCGAGATAGCCGCGGGTGCAATCCTTTTGTGCATCATCAGATACCCATTGAGCATCGTATTGGAGCACACCAAAAGAACGGTCTAAGAAGTTATCAGTGCCAAAGTTATTATTTTCAAGTTCAGCGACACGTACTGTGATATAAGGGAAATTGAGAATGTTATCTTGGTAATCAGTTTTAACGGTGGAGCCAGATTTATCAATGGTTACATCTAAGCTTTCACCTGACATAATACATTTGACGAGTTCAATGCGTACAATATTTTTGAATTTTTGTTGTGCGGAAAGAGTGGGATTGAATCCCTGGCCATTAGCAGCAGGGTCAAAGTTGACAGTGAAGCTGTAACGATTTTCCTTGTTATTTCTGAGCCAGTCGCGGTCACCAGAGTAGATGAAGAGGTTATTTTCAATTTCTCTGTAGCTGACAACTTTGTCTTCACGTTGTACATAATTTTGAGGTAAATCATTCTTTAGAGGTGATGCAAGTTGAGGATTTACAATTGTAGGATTTGAGTTAGCTTGGCCCAGTTCACGAGGATTGGGGGATTGGGTCATAGTGTCAAATGAGCCGATTGGTGCAAGGAGCAGGTCACGTCTATCTGGCATAACAGCGAGAGATAAGTCTAATGTTTGTTGTTGGGGTCTAATCATAGCCTGTTGGCGCTGAGCAAGGACAAGTTCAGTATTGCGATTCTGTGACTCTTGAGAGGTTTTGAACATAGAATCAGCGGTGACACGTGATTGTAGACCAGCTTCAGCTTTAACGAGTTCAGCATTTTGTGAGGCGGAGCGGAGAGCTTCCATTTCACGTTGTTTTTTGGCCATTTCAAAGAGTTCAGCAGGTGGGGGTCCATCATCTTTAAATTCCATACGGAAGTTGGGAGGAGGAGGAGGTAATGCTCTAACTTCATTACGCTCTTGAGTGAGTTGTTCAAAGCGTTGTGAGGTTTCTTGAAAAAGACCATTATCCATTACAGTTTTAATAGGTTGAGTATTTTTGGTTAGTTCTTTGCGTTGTAGGTATTGAGAGAAGTCTTTAGCGGAGGCAGAAAGTACTTCTTTGTTGAGTTGTTGAACGGGTTTTTCACCTTGGACTTGGTAGACTTGGCCAAGATAGTGGTTAAGGGTTTTGTTGAGGCGTTCAATCTGTTGGTCATTGAGTTGTGCCCCATTGCGTTCTTGAAAATCTTGCACTAATACGGTTTGAAGTGTATTAATGTTCTTGTCGCTAAAGAGCACCGTTCTTACCGATGAGTTTCCTTGTTGCTGTTGGACCGGACGATACATTGCTAACTCTACTGTATAAATCTTTTATATGCTTTTTTGATTACGCGATTAAGAGTTTAAAAATATTTTGAGGGTTGAAGGAGAGCGATGCAATCAAACACAATAAAGGTGGTTGAAACGCCAGTAAAGGCTAAAGAGGAAATTAAAGAGAAAGTTTCAAAGGAAACGCCCGTGAAAGAAGAAAAACCTAAAGAAAATATTATCAAAGAGATAAAATGTTCATTAATTTGTGGGGAGGTAAATTATATTATTTAGAGAACATAATTTTACGTAATTGTAGCATATAATCATCATTTACAGAATCTTTACAGAAATCATTAAATGGGATACCACAAAGCATACAGACAATGAAGTACATACTGAACATTCCGCATTCAGAGTCACCGTATTGGAACCTGCGAGCATTGTAACCAAGTTTGCAAGTACTAATCTGTAGTTTGAAGCTACGCATTAATTTAGCGATAAGAGGTGGAACTTTATATCCATAGGAGTCAAAGTAGCCTACAAAGGGTTTTTTGATATTTTTAATATTGATATAGAGGCTGACCCAGTGGCTGCCACCTTTAAAGTGTGGGTCTAAGTTAAAAATCATACCAATGCCGCGAGTCCCTTTATTGTATTCATCAACTAAGTTAAGTTCACAGGTTTCTTTGTATAAGCACTTTGCAGTACCATCTCTTTTGTAGGGGTCAGGTGCAGAGAAATCAATGGGGAAAACACCTAAGAACTTAAACCAAGAATAGGCATCTTGATACTGTTTCATAACGTGAAGGATATTGTAGTTGTCAAGCCACATATCGGGATCAGAATCCCAGGACTTGGGTCTGCGGGGTCTAAGGTACTGCTTACGGAGTTCCTTTTTACGGTTTTCATCGATTGGAGCTTTATCAAGTAGGCAATGTTCTTCGCCGCGTTGGCAGCCAACACTTTGAAAGAGTTTTTCATCATCTCCTTTGACCTGAAGTTTTGAAGATATTTCAGAATAAACATTGGATGGTAGACATTTATTTTTGGATTTTCGGGTGGTCCCAGGATTACAGCGAGTGAAATCCTTTAGAGACAGTTTTTTCTTTTTAGTTTGGGTCATACTGCTCTGCTATTTATTGTAAAGATTAAAGATAGGAATGACTCAATTAGGGCCAGGAGGCACGCAACAAATATTTGATTTTACAAAGTCAAACTTGGTATTAATGATTGGTGGTCAAATACTAATATTAGCTATTTTACTAATGGTAGTATTTTTTGGTACAGAGCCACTTTCATTTCCTGCAAATGCGGTAAGAAATATGATAAGTAGAAATATTCCTAAATCATAATAGAATGTCATCTAATGCTGCATCAGTCCCTACGGGCAATAATAGTGGTGGAATTGGAGGTAAATTAAAATCAGTAGGAAGCGGTTCAATAGGAATATGGGTTTTTGGTCTTATTTCAGTGGGATTATTCATTGGCTCATTTGTGAGTATGTCTGGGTTTGTTGGAAGTAAAGATGATTGGAATCTAATTCAACCACAAATTACCAAAATATTGATTTTGACACTAATTGGTACATTTGGTCTAATCATAACAACATTACTCTACTTCATTCAAGACTCTCAGAAAACTATTTACTTTATTTTAGTACTATGTTGCTTGACATTTGGTTTATCATTTAGTGCGTTAGCTATTGCGGCGATATCTCGTTAGGGATAAGCCACAATGATGGAATTGAGTGCTGTAGTCTAAGGCTAATCCCATATTTCCCACGAACTTGAGAAATACCCTGTAAACGAATTACACATCGAATTGTATCATTGGGTTGTAGTTCAGAAACTTTTACCATTGACCCATCAGTTTTTTTAATAAGAGAAGTTGGGAAAATGTAAAGAGACAGAGCGGAGCCATTTAGGAGAAAGTGAAAGAGTTGTCGAATATTGTCGTGTGTTTCATTCTTTTGACCAAGGAAACTTTGTTGATGTACATAAAATGTACTTACCAGATATTCCTGTAGTGTATTAAGTTTTACTTGAAAGTTAAATTGTTCAGATAAATCTATACGGAGACGCGAGTTTTCTGGATTATAATCGACAACTTTTAGCGGTGGTGTTAAAATACTAACATCCTGAAACTCAAGACTATTATCTTTATATGACATTCGTGCAATAGCCTTTCCATATTTATCGGCTTGGAATGGTGTAAGGTGAATATTGCCAATTTCTAAAGCTTGATATGGAATTGAAAGCAGCATCTTTAAAGCTGTAAATACCTTATATACATATGTCAATATTTATTTAAATTGTTTTTTAAGAATAGAATGGGAGATAATAATGGAGATTGGGATGTAGCCGCATCTAAGGGTGATAAGAAAAAGGCCGCTAAAGCTGCTGCAGCAGCAAAAGCGCAGCGCAATCAGGAAATTGCACAAATGAAGGACTTAGTGCAAAAGATATTTAATAGTGGAAGTCCAGTGCAATATCAAGAAGTAAAAATGAAAACAATTAATGCTTTAAAAGCGATGGGTGAAAATGTGTCAGGATATGAACGTCGTGAAGAGTCAAGATTAGCAGCGGAGAGAGCAGCATCTGAAAGAGCAGCAAGAAAAAGAGAACAAAATGCTCAAATGGCTAAAAATAAAGAGAAAGTCGAGAAACATTTTGGGCCTTTAGCTGGGCATAAAGTGAATATGATGAGAATGAGATTAGAAACACGCTGGATGGGTCAAAAAATGACTCCGTCTAATGCTAATATTTATGCTGAATTAGCCAAGGAGGCAAATCAAAATATTGCCCATAGAGAAGCAGCTGATAGATATGCGCATAGAGAATGGCAGGCATCAATGGAAAGAGAATATCCAGAATGGTATAATATGAAACCACGAAGGGCTCCGCCACCAAGATATAATGCTCGCAACTATGGAAGAGCTGCAGAGGGATATAGTGATGACTATGGAAGTGCTGCACAGGGTGGGCCAGCACCAAGGAATAATTGGCAGAGGCGTGCAGCGAGAGGAGCATATGAAGAGTGGAAACCAGCTGCTGCAGCAGAGCCAGCTATGTATCCAATCTTAGGAATACCAGTCACAGCATCAGAGGGGCAAATTAAGGCTGCTTATAAAGAAAAGATTATACGTGGTCCATATCGCCATCCAAATAAGGGTGGAGATACAGAAGAGTTTAAAAAGCTACAAAAGGAATATGAGTCAGCTCTTGCATCACTTGGTGCAGAAGGTGGCCGAAGAAAAACCAGAAGAGCTCGCAGTAAACGTAGTAAGACACGTAAGAATCGTTCATAGTTTCTTTTGTGACTTTAGAAGTACGTAGTGACGTTTACAGTAATGGGAGTGTGTTTCAGGCTGAGTACATTGTTTTTTATTTGAATGTATATAATGGCATTTATATGCATATGAATGACCCATCCTGACTTTATTTTCAAGCCAGGCTTTTGAGGATTCATCAAAGAATTGAGATGTAAACTCAGAATTACCAGGTTCCATTGTAGTATTATAGAAGTATAAGTTTAGGTGCTGCGTAAAAATGGGTGCTTAAACCACGAAGGAGAGAGTAGGTTAATATGCAGCCGTGTTCATATGCCTGGAGGGGTTTTAGGGGTGTTGGTAAAAGAACACAACTTTTAAAGTTTTTAGAGACACAAGCTACAAAGATTGGAGTACCATTTGAGGTAAAACAGGGAACGTGGTTTTTGAATAAGCAATCGAGTGGTGGGGGTGACCCAGATGAGGATGATGAGGAGGCGTCAGGAAAGTCGATTCCATATGAGGAGTCAAATCTGCATTTGGGGTTTGATGTCGCGCGAATGTCGATGTCTGACAAGGTCTTTTTACAGAGTATCCTTACACGATGGACTGGACAACAGGATGTATGTCTAATTTCATCAATTATTCAAAGTAGATATTTAGTGCTGTATCACGCGCATTTTTTAACTGATGAGTCAGTATTGCAGTTACAGGAGTGTTTGGAGCAGTATCCGACGTTTGCAATTCTTCTTACGACAGAGCTTCCTTTAAGTGGTCGTCTGAGAGATTTCTGTTTTGAGATTCCAGTGGTGGGTGAGGACAATCTCTTAGCTAATTATACAAAGAAAGCAAAGCTTTTAGAAAAAGATGTATGGTTAGAGTTTTTTAAGAAGACATTGAATGAGTGGTCACAGGAATGGAATGCTGGAAAGATAGCGGATGTGCGGAATTGGATTTATATTTGTCTGCAAAGAAACTTGCGATGGACAGATGTGATTACATATTGGATAGAGGCGGTGTATGATACAGATTGGATAACTCCGAATATGAGAACAAAACTATTGGATATTTTATGGAATGCGGAGTCTGGATCTGGCTGGGTATTGGTAACATCATATCGTATTCCAATTTTATGGGAGCACGTTCATTTGAAGTTTGCACACGAGAGTTATAAATTGAGAAGTGGAGATATAAAGTTTGTAGAATGATATTAGGACAATAATGTCAGCACTGCTGAATACTATTTTAGATAGAATAAAGACAGAGTTTGAGCAGGTAGAGCCAGAGTGGGTGAATATAGAGGTAAAGGATACAGATTTGAAGTTTTTGCACGACGAATGTACAAAAGATTCAGAGTTTGACCCACATAACAAGCGTCGCTATATGTATGAATCATTGACATCAGGAAATATGTATGTAGTGGTGGCAAAGTGTGAATATGGGCAAGTATTTTGTGCATTTGAGACGATGGACCAGATGGGGCAGATGCCGTGGGGTTTATGGGCTCGTATTTTAAGAATGTTTTCAGAGGAGGATAGAAAGCCGTTTAAAGTATTTTTCTTAGCGAACAGAAGTCTTCGTGAGTTTCCGCCAGGGAAGGAGCCAATTACACCAGAAAACATTAATGGTGGATATACGTATAGATGTGACCCAGAAACAATTTTGATATATAGGGCGGAGGATGCGACGCGTGTATTAATTCACGAATTGCAGCATTCGTGTTGTTTAGATAAACCAGAGAATGGAGTAGATATTATAGAAGCAGAAACAGAGGCGTGGGCTGAATTATTTTATATGGCAATTTTGTCACAGGGTAGAAAGTATATGTTTAATGATTTGATAAAGAGGCAATCAGAATGGATGAGAAAGCAGAATGCAAAGGTCAAGAAGCATATGAAGAATCCTAATTCAATGGAGTTTCCTTGGAGATATACGATAGGAAAGGAGGAAGTATGGAAGCGATGGGGTATCCTGAGTCACGAGGATTTGAAGCCAGAGATTATAATGCCAAATTCATTGAGATTGACATATCCTGTGACAGAAATATTGAAGGACCGTTTCAAAGTGTCAAGGGATTCAACGATTCTTTAAGTCCCCTGGGGCTTTAAGTCCTTCTTGCAGTCATAATGAAAATTGAGTGATGACAGAGAGTTAAAAAAGATAGTGAAATGGGTGTAAAAGGTCTCTTTCAGTTCTTAAAAAGATTTGAAACGGATGTTAATATTCCACACTTTGTCGCAGGGAAATCTGTAGGAATTGATATCTTCTGGTATATTCATAAATCAAAAGGTGATATGTTCTACTTACAGAACTATCTTCTTCCAATTATCAAACACGCACGACAAGTACACTGCGTATTTGATGGAAATCCTACTGATGAAAAGAGGGCATACTTAGAACATCAAACACAAAAACGCGAAGAGATGCTTCAAACAATTGATGCAATTGAAAAGTATCTCAAATATCCATTTAGACGAATTAGTAAACAGGACCGTCAGCATATTAATGAGTGTCTAAACGAACTCAAGCGTCAGGCCTGGCAACCGCCTCCAGAGTATGTTGATTATGTTAAGAATTGGCTCTATAATAAAGGATGTCGCATTTATCAAGCATCACAAGAAGCAGACACATATCTCCTCCAACTCCAACAAAACCAAACGGTAAGTGTAATTGTCACAAATGATTCCGACCTACTTACTCTTGGTGCAAGTACAGTTCTCCGCCCAGTTACACCACTAAGAGGGGCAATCTTTGATATGGGGCAGCTATGTGATATTTTAGGGTTTACGGAACAGCAGTGGTATGATTTTATGTATCTCTGTAAGAATATGAAAGATACTGATATTTCCCTTGCATATTCTTTCATTAGTGTGTATAAAGATTTGGAATACATCTTTCAAAAATACGATTCACTCTATAAGGATAGTTTAGTAAGAGAACAAAGCTTAGAAGAAATATCTGATATCTTTATAGAATGAGTAATCAAGTATTTCAAGATGGTGATGAGCTGATTGTTGAAAAGGGCAAAGAGGGTATGGTAAATGGTCGTTATTGGGCGAATACTGGAAAATACTGGGCCCGTGGAACAAATGCAAGTAGCCGCACTTCAGCGAGTCGTGGTACGCATAAAGTTTTTAAGAGTAAGGCTCCTGAATTAGCAAAGGCTGAAAAAGTAAGAATGAAAGGAGAAGTGAATGCTTTAGCCAATCAGATGTTAGCATCTAATTTTGGAACACGTGTTCAATATAAAAAGGGACCAAATGGGAAAATGGTAAAATATAATGTACCACAATATGCCGAATATAGTCCTGAGCTAAAAGAGAGTTTAGCTGCTATGGGTATTCATAATAGACCAACCTATGGACCCAAAGGTCTTGAAAGAGGGGCACCTAATAATAACGAAGACTTAGTGGGGATGATGGGAAGTATGGGTATAGGAAAAGGAGGCAGAAAGCGTCATCATACTAAGCGCAGACATTCAAAACGTCGTCATACTAAAAGGCGCAACTAAATATTATATTTAAGTTTTTAAAAACTATTTTATAATATTTTATTATGATTGGTGTATATACCACGCATTTACATTTATTGCTATCATTGTAAGCATATTAGCATATGCTCCTCCAGTTGTATATGTGAAAGTTCCATTCAATACACCATTAATAAATCCACCAATAGGAACACTTATAGTTATTGTAGGTGAAGTAACTAAACTTGTCGCAGTAGCAGTAAAGTGAGTTCCAGCTGGAGCTGGTGGAAGTACATAAGGTGTAAAAACATTAAAATTAAATAATATAAAATTACCACCATTTTGTCTTATTGTATCTGTAACAACTGTTAAAACTTGATTTTTAGTATGATAACTACCCTCTATAGTAAGAGCCATTCCAGTGGTAGGTGAGGTGCTAACACCAACTTCGAGCTTATGTTTAAAAATATTACCACTTGGCGCATTTTCTTCAACAAATCCATATGCATTTGTACCAATGACGGTACTTACAAGTACACCCGTCGCAGCGGTGGTTCCTGTTCCAACTACATTATCAATAAATATACCTCTCGTGTCATCACCAAGTGAAGTAATATTTAACAGTTCCATTCCATTTGCTTTGCCTGCAATAGTTGATAAATTTTGTCCATAAAATAGGTTTCCAGTGTTACCTGCTATTGCACCTATGACTGTTACACCTTTAACATTATTTGTATTGGGAACATTTGTTGCATCTAAATTATCAACATAGACACCATAGGCCGTTTTACCACCAGTATTGGTTTGGCTTTTGATATTGCGGAAAGTAGCACCAAATGCATCATCATTTTGACTTGTAATTGATTCTGCTGTAACTCCAGTAGTGGTACCACCACCGCCCAGAATAGTGAAACGTGCTCCAAATGTAATACCAGTTACATCAAGTGCAGCCATATTACTTACATCAATGCCTACAGTACGCGATTGTGAGGTAAGATTAACAAATGATACTCCATAGGTTTCACTTACAGGTCCAGATGCAATTAGGTTTGCACCTTCAATACCTTTAACTAATACTTTCCCAAAAACATCAAACATAGTAATACCATATGATTCACCATTATTTTGACTTGTACTTACATTAGTAATGGCAATACCTTTTCCTACAAGATTGGCAAATGTATCAGTTATATTAATACCAAATGAATTTGTGTTAGGATTTTGTGCAATTATAGATTCTAAATTGATACCGATTGTATTACTATTAGAAAAAAGAGATTTAATTTCAATACCTCTACAGCCCTGGGGGCCAGTAACATTTTCAATATATATACCTTTCGCGTTTAGATTAGCATCTATGTCTAACATTTGTATTCCAGTAGCATTTGAAGCTAAGTTTAGAGCTTCAACAACATCAATTGTTATTCCAAAGGCATCACCAGTATTTGCAAAAATGGTATCCATACCAATACCACGAGTAGTATTATTTCCATTAATAGTATTCATCTGTATTCCAAACGCATCTTCATTTGAAGCGATAATAGTTCTCATTTGAATTCCATAAGCCTGTCTGGTTGCATTTAAATCTAATATTTCTATTCCAGTTACAAAAATAGGAGAAAGTAGTTTATTTAGAGAAATACCATAAACAGAGCTTTGTGCAGAGATAATAGAGCTTATTAGGTGTCCATATGCCTCATCAAGGTCTGAATAAATTTCTCTAAAGCGTGTTCCATATGCAACACCATTTGTTGCAAAGGTTTTAATATCATTAGCATCAATACCAAATGAATCATTATTAGAACGTATCCCGTTAACTCCCATTCCAATCCCATTATTTCCACCACCAGAAGAATCAACGTTATTTATAAAAAGACCATATGAGCTGCCAAGAGGACCATTTGAAAATATATCATTTACAGATATGCCAAAACTATTTCCAAAAGCAGATATTTTTTGAGAAAGTAAACCAGAAGCATTATTATTCTGTGAATTAATAGTATTAATTAAAATTCCATTCAAATCACCAACACTGCTATCCCAATTTTGGACGGTAACCGCTGCATCAGTCGGCGCTGAATAGGTTTGCCCAGGTTGTGGCTGTACTATATATCGACCATTTTGGAATGTAATATCACCTGTTATATCAAGTGTATCACGAGCAACAATAAATGCGGTACAACCTGAATCAAAAATATCAAGGGTAGGGCCTGGTAGTGTACAGGCGCAATCTTTAATTTGAAGTTGTTTTAATCCAACCATAGTTTGACAAGCAGCATCATTTCCAACAGTTAAGACCTGTGCTAAGTTTTGGACGCCCCCGCCACCAGGCCCTGTCGGTCCAGTGCAACAAGGGCCAGTTGGCCCATTATAGGCAATTTGTTCAACATCCACTACAACAGATGCCATCTGTGGAGTAGTTAGTGGACTATCAATAATAAATTCAATACCTCCATTAATAGTACTATATTGTAAAAATTCAACATATTCACCTGCTTGAACGGTGATAATATATGCAAAAACAGGTATTGGCCAAATAGAATCTCCAGGGGCTACTAAGAATTCACTCATTGAATCTGGTAAATTTATTGTTCCATTAAGACGTGCATAAATATAAACAATGTCGCCAGTAAATCCTAATGTATTACGAACTTGTGACTTAATAGAAAATCTATAAGTTCCAGAATTAGCAAATGTAATTTGAGAGCCAGCTACAATACTAACCCCATTAGAAGTTAAAAGTGTAGGTAATTGAATGGGAATACCAGGAGATATAGCAGATAAGAATGGATTTGGATTAGAAAATAAGCCATAGTATCCAAGGGCGCCGCCCGCTCCTTGTGGTCCAAGGGGTCCTGTAGGGCCAGTAAAACCAGTGGGTCCAGTAGTACCAGTGGGTCCAGTAGTACCAGTGGGTCCAGTAGTACCAGCAGGGCCAGTAACACCCGTAGAGCCTGTGGAACCAGTTTCTCCTTTTGGTCCAGTTCCAACACAAATTAGTGGGTATTGAGGTAAAAAGGGTTGTGGAGGGCAAGGAGAAGGTGGGCATCCAGGTGGACCTCCTCCATATGCGCCTCCACCATATGCACCATAGGTGTATGGATTATATTGAGAGTAACACGACATATCTAATATAATTCAAAGTATAAAAAACTGCAAAAAAACACAAAACAAACTAAAAATATATTTTGTTTTGGTTTTATAATTAATTAATTATTTTATTTGATTTTTATTTTGCAGCCTGTTTAAGCAGAAGCAGCCTTCTTCTTCTCAGGGAGCACATAGAGCTTGTAGAGGTAGCTCTGGATGTTGCGGTAAGTGAGGGTCTCACCTTCCTTTACACCAAGTACCTTACGCATAGCCGCATCAGGGTGGATGGTGTGGCCCTTCTCAGCATCCTTGAGCTTGTGGCTGTCGACGTAGGCACTGAAGGCACGAGTGACATCAGCAGGAGTCATCTGAGTACCCTTGCTCTTGCCAAGGAAGGAGCAGAGCTCATCCTTTAGAGTTACAGGGGTAGTGAAGATGGTAGGGCGCTTCTCTTTAGGAGCACCGTCTTCACCCTCCTTCTTGGAGCGGCGACGACGGCGGCCAGCTTCCTTGACCTCCTTAGCTACACGCTTTTGTAGGCGCTGGAGAGTCTTGATGTTGCTGACGGCTTCATCGCGAATCTTCTGGTGAGAAGCGATGAGGGAAGCAATTTCCTGTTCAACAGTGCGCACTTCAGCAGCGGCCTCAGTTGCAGCCACGGCGCTAACCACGGGGGCAGCAGCAACAGGGGCAGCAGCAGGGGCAACGGCAGGCTTGGCCTTCTTAGTGGCCTTTTCAGCAACGACAGGAGCAGCAACCGCTACAGGGGCAGCAACGGCAGGAGCAGATTCAGTTTTCTTGGAGACACGCTTGGCGCCAGAGGCAGAGGAGGAAGACTTGTTCATTGTACTATTACCGGTGGTATTCTGGGACATCTTTAAACGCACTATGCCTTTCACTGTGGCTATCCCGACCGTCAAATTTTATGTCAGAATTCGGGCGGGGGCCTAAGCTGGACTCAAATTCGGCTTTTTTTTATTGAAGTCACTCGTTTAGGACGGGACATTTAAAGCCGTAGAAGCAACTTTACCCTTATTTACACTTCTCTAAGTGAATTGAAAAACCACGAATAAGTGAATATACAAGGATTACTGATATTTTTAACTGATTTTATGGGGATTACACTATAAAATCAATTTCAATGGAAAAAAACTCCAATTATTTTTAATGCAATTTGAAAAGATTAGGTATTATATAGTATATTTCAAAATATATTTTGGGGCTAAGAAGGGGCTAAAAATAAAATTTGACGGGTGTGACGGACATAGATTAGGGCATAGAACGATTCCAAAATGTCCCAAAGCGTTGTATACCCTTCCAGCTTCACTTCCAAGAACATCACCATCAGCACGCCTAAACAGCTGCCGAGCGGTGCTAAGCAGGCTTACCTCAATTATGGAGGCGAGCGGCTTGTAATGCAAACGGCAGTTGCTATGTCTGTGCCGTTTGGACTAAACGTTGCTGATAAGTATGGTCCTGCAGAATACTCTGTAGAGCTATCTTTCCGTGGCAATGAACAGCGTCCTGAAATCAAGGAGTTTATGAATGTCATCTCTCAGATTGATGACCACCTTGTGAATGAAGGCGTTAAGAATAGTATTGCCTGGTTCCGTGATGATATGCCTAAGGAGGTAGTTAAGAAGTTCTACACTCCGTCTCTAAAGTACAGTAAGGACAAGGAGACTGGTAAACAGCTTGATTATCCTCCTAATCTAAAGCTAAAGCTTCGTCGCGTGAACAATGATTTCGAGACTAAGTTCTACGATATCAATGGTAATCCTTACAAGGGCATTCCTGTAGAGGACCTACTTGTCAAGGGTGTTCAGGTGACTGCAATTATTGAGTGTGCGGGTGTGTGGTTTGCTGGTTCTAAGTTCGGTCTAACTTGGCGTGCTAAGCAGATTGCGATTCACAAGCTACCTGAAAAGATTGCTGACTTTGCATTCAAGGGTCTTGGCTCTGTAAAGCCTCCTGTTGAAGATGTAGAGGATGAAGAGCAGGAGCAGAACTCTGAAGTAGATGATGATGCTGCATTCCGTGCTCCTCCTAAGGCCTCTGTAGTGGCTGCAGTAATGCCTAAGGCCGCAGCTCCTACACCTGCTCCTGCACCTGTAGAGGATGAAGAGGGTGATGATGTAGAGCCTGTACCTGCACCTAAGAAGACGATTGTTAAGAAGACTGTAGTCAAGAAGGCAACTAAGTAAATTATCATAAAAACAAAATATTAATATAATAATTTAATAAGAAAAGAAAATATATTATTTTTTATGTTGTTACAAATTGAACACCCTTGCCATCTGCACAAGTAAAAAAAGAATGTGGTACGCCAACATTAATAGTACTCATTTGCAGGTCAATAACACTTTGAGGTATAACTGGCGGCATATATGGTTGATAGGGCTCATATCTCATTTGTCTTACTTGATATAATTGGCCCATAAGAGTATTTGTAATACTTGTACTATTTGTAAGGGTTGCCTGAACAGACGAGGCTGTTTGCTGATAGGAATTTTCAATGAGAAACTGCTGTTGGCCAGCTAAAAGAAGTGAACGTTCAGAAGTTCGAGTGCTATTAAAAGTAACCATTTGTAGGGATGATACTAATTGTAGGGTCTCATTTGTTGCACATACTGGTGGAGTACAGCAGTTTTCTATGGGGGCAGGAGGTGTATAAGAATAGCAAAAACGACATTTATTTGTATAGCTGTTAACTGTAGAAAAAATATTTATACAATTAGGACCGCCGCTCATTCTATAAATAAAATATAATTTTTAGTCTTTAGTTTTCTTCATCTGAATCTGGAATATCACTGACAATGCAGTCGGTATCAGGATTCCATCTTCCAACATATGCACCAATTCCTTTTTCTTTAATTTTCTTATAAAGTTTATTCTTTTTTATATCTCTAAAGTAAGTTGCAGAGCCAACTTCAAAAGGAATAAGTTTGATATATTCAATTGCATAGCCTTCAGCATCAATCTTATCTAAACTTGTTTCAAGATAAGTTGGTAGTGTGGCTTCTTTATGAACCATAACATTTGTAGATTGGATTAGTGTTGAATATGGAGTTTCATCAGCTTTTTTACGAGGTGCACGTTTTTTAGGTGCTTCAGCCACATCTTCTGTATTTGTTTCAGGTGCAACCTTTGGTTTTCTGGTTTTCTTAGGTTTTACCTCAGCAGTAACTGATTCCAGTTCTGAAGCACTTTCAGGTGCAACCTTTGGTTTTCTTCCACGTTTTACAGGGGCCGCTGTGAGCGCATCACCTGATTCAGGATTTTCTATCTTTTTAGCACGGGGCATTTCTTGGGGCATAGATTGTTTTTTAGCTTTAGATAACTCGTCATAATCTGGCTGTTCTACTACAAAGTCACCGCGTGCTTCTTTTTGGTATTGTAGAGCGAACTCGATAATTTCTGACGGAGGGGCCCCCCATTTTCGGCAGCCATCATAATACCATTTTCCTCCAAAGATATGAGAGATATCAGGAATAGATTCATTTACATTAGAGTGATTAAACTTGCGAGAGTGTTGAAGTGTTGTTGAAGATTTTTCAGCACATTTAGCACAACAGTCCATACCTTTAAGGCAGGGACGGTTACACCTAAACTCTAAATAGAACTTATGACGTCCATCAGCAAAGTGCTGAGCGTATGTGTCATCGGTATATCTGGAGATACAAAGCATTTTCTTAGCGTAGCTTGGATTATTACACTAAAATTATATTATAATCTGTTTTCAAATTTTTTGTCCAGTCCAGGGGTCGATATTTTCAATTAAAGCCCATAGCATTCCATCGTCGTGTAATGCATAATACCATTTAATATAGTCTTTACCCTTATAATACTCTACGTGATACCAAACATTTACTTCCCAAGTGAGCATATGTCCATCGTGTGTTAAAAATGCATTAATGGATTCATAGCAATCATTGTAAAACCGTTTAAGATGATTTCGAGGAACGATAAAGAAGCCGCCACAAAATCTCCAATTAATGGCATTCAAATACAATGCTTCACCCTTATACCAGCATCCAGGAATATTTACTTTATCAAAGTTCATATCTGCAAAATCTTTTAGGTATTGTATGCAACGAGGGATATCTTTAAAGATTTTTAGGATTGCAAAATCAATCCAAATTAGATTTCTATCGTCACATATCTCTGAGCTCCTTAAAAGAAAATCAAGTTTAGTATTCATAAGTGATAGATATTCTTTTGTGTCTTTATTGGGGTTTGCTTCTGCAGGTAGATTAGGATTGCTATTCATTATTAGATTCCAAATTTCACAGTGATTTAAAGGAACTTCAAGAACAGTGACAGTATCAGGATAATTTTTAAAGTAATGTGTTAATTCTGATGAGGTGTAAAGATGAATTTGTAAGCCTGACTCGGCCAAAGGTTGAAAGAGTTTTATATACTCTTCCATCTTTTCAGGCTTATTATATACATCATATAGACAGGTCACATACATTAACTAAAAAAATAAATTGAACTTTAAGTTTAGGTAAAAGAAAAATTGAACAGGACTGGCACCAAAATAACATCACAGCCTCTCCAAGATGGACTTCCCTATTGATATTCCCCTTCGCATCAATCCCCATATCCAAGACCCCGTCACACACAGTGTTGTGTACTCATTTCAAAATGAAAATGCACTTGAAGATGCACGAGGTTACATCGTTTACAAACTTCCATATTCTCCTAACACCTTCTGGACAAACTTCAAATACACATATTATGGTGTAAATGACCCTCAGATTGAGATTGGAATTGAACTTGATACAAGTAATGATTATAATTATAATATCTCTGACACGCAGCCGAGAGCAGCACGTGTATGGCACGACACTGTCTGGCCGATTCCATCTCTCAATAATCCTCTTAATAGCGGCTCGGTTTATATCAAAGTGCGTGCAGACTCTGCCTTTCAGAGAGCTAACTTTCGCCTATTCCTACTTGGCTTTACAGAGCTCTTTCCTCAAGTAGACCATTATCTACTTCTGTCTGCATCGGACCTCTATCAATATGTGTTTCATATGAATCGCGAAGATGGATATGGGATAGTATTTAATGTTGAGAACTTTGCTTATGTGCAGGATTTTGTAAACGGTGCATATGGTATTCGGCTCATTAGGCGATATTAATAAATCAAAAAACTAAACTATTTATTTTTTGAGTATAAACAATAAAAATAGATACTAAATAGCAAATGTCCGCAAAGGATTACTTTAGACCAAGAGGTGATATTACAACTGTATTGGACCTTACGGACCGAGACTCTCAAGATAACACCTATTTTCCATTAGACACAGATGAGTCTTGGTTTCATCGAGGTGACCATAAAACAGTTTACCCTTCTGCAGTAAGTGTTCAAGAGTTTAACCAACGTGGCCCTGCAGATTGGGGACAAAAGTTCTCATTTGAAATTGGTGCATTACCAGCAGGAGACCTCTTACAAGCGGTTATTTTACAATTTCAACTTGGTAGTTGGTATAATGGTGACATTATTACAAAACTTGCAAAGGGTGAAATTCAGGCTAATATAACTAACAATCCTACTGATTATTGGACTTATATTAATAGTTTAGGAACTGCAATTATTGAGCAAGCTGACTTTATAGTTAATGAAGTAACAATTGAACGCCTTTCAGGAGAATTTATTAGAACCTTTTTTAATACATATGCGGATATTAATAATCTAATAGGAATTGCAATCGATGCAACTGGAACAACCCCCTTTCCATATCTCAGCACTGCTGCTGCTCCCGCGCCAGCAACTGGTCCCATTGTTAATCAAACAGCTTTTAATCCAAATAGACCATTTCCAACTGAAAATGGAACATTCTTTTGTATTTTACCATTTTTCTTCTTACGTACACGTCTAAGTGAGGTATTTCCACTTTTAAGTTGTAACGAAAATACTGTACGAATTGATATTAAGTTAAGACCATTTGACCAGGTTGTTAGAAAATATATTGGATATCGAGCCTTTTGTTCGCAAACACCTCTGAATGCAAAAGTGCCTTTTACTGGATTACCTGAACCTACCCCCACAGCAGAGTGTGCACCAGCCTTTAAGGATTTTCGCATTTTAACAGTGTGCCCATTGATAACAGGTTCTTTGAGAGAAAAGTTTTTGCACAAACCATTTGAGCAAATGATTAAATTAGTGAAAACATTTCATTTTGAAGAACCTTTGAAGTATTTAGTAAGTAAACCTACATTGAATGCAGGAACAGTTGAGATTCAATTACCTTTAGAGTTGAATCATCCAACGGTTGAATTGTTATGGGTCTTTAGAAGAAAGGCTGTATTAGTGAATAATGAATGGGCCAATTTTACACCAGCAATTTCATTTGAAACAAATCCAAGCAAGGTATATCCTCCCTGGTTGGATTATGCAACGATTCGTATTAATGGTTCTGAATTAATTTCTGCAGACGGTAATTGGTTTAGAGAACATATTGCACAGGCGCATAGAGGTGGGCTAATAACATATAATAGTCATACATATGGTTATTCATTTGCAAGATATCCAGATGAACATCAACCAAGTGGTACTGCTAATATGAGTAGAGCAACGTCTGTTACACTTAACTTAAGAGTAAATCAACCAATTGTTAAGGACCTAAATACATTAAATCCGCCGTGTGAGTTTGACCCAGCGGTAGTGGGTGGGTGGGAGGTTTTTGTATTTGCAATACATTATAACTGGTTACGTTTTGAGAATGGTATTTGTAATAGAATGTTTACTGATTAAGAATTACGTGGTCAAGATTAGTGATAAGTGTATCGTTTTTATCAGCAAAATACCAAGTAATATTGTCACCCATTGCAAATATTTTAATAATACACCAAATATTAGTTTCCCAACAGATATTGTATTGGTCGAACTTACAGAAGTCACTAAAAACATTTTTTGAGTGTTGCAAAAAATCCTCAATAAATCTTTTAGGCATTATGAAGAATGAGCCATAAAAATGTGAATTAATTTCATTTGTTGAACCAGACGGATGATTTGTAAATCCTGGAATAATAATTTTATCAAACTGTTTTTTATCTAATTTTTTAAGTTTTTCTGCAATTAATAATTGATTGCGAATATATTTTAGGATATCAAAGTCAATCCATATAAATGTTTCATCGTCAGATGTTTGAGATGCTTTATGGATAAACTCAATTTTGGTGTTCATTAGAGAGAGATATTCTTTTGTATCTTTTTGTAAATTACGATTTGCAGGAAGGTCCCTTTCATAATTTTTACCAATATTGTACAATTCAAATGTTTCAAGTGGCGCTGTAATGACATTCACATTTGAACCAAATATTCTAAACTTGGAAACATACTTTTCTTCAGTAAATACAGTAATTGGAATGCCTGATGCCGCTAAATCATAAAAATGATAAATATACTCTATAAATAGGTGGGGCTTGTTATAAATATCATAATAACAGGTTACAAGCATTTTATACAAAGTATTGAAATCTTCTTTATGTTATGATAAAGTGATTTAAATAAAATTAACATATTAGATGCAATGTCTTTAAGGCCAAGTGTTACTTTTGTAGCTGCATTTTTAGACTTAAATGAAGATAGGTCTAAAGATAAATCAGCAGAGAGATGTTTTGGTTTATTCAAAAGACTTATAGACTCTGGAATAAATATTTGTGTATTTGTTAGTAAATCATATTATGAAATAATTAGTAATTTATGCAAAGATAGACCAAATGTATATTTAATGGAGTCTATCGAGTTATCAGATTTATGGACATACCAGACAACCAAATCTGTTCGTGATGTATCTTTACCAGATGAGAAATTGTCTCATCACGACACATATAATTTTTTGATACTAATGAATTCAAAAATAGAGTTTGTTTCTAAGGCTATGGAAGTAAATCCATTTGATACAACGCATTTTAGTTGGATAGATTTTAGCATTTGTCACGTTATTCAAAATGATATGTCACTTAGGAGGCTGTATACATTTAGTCGCTCTGCTTTAAAGGATTCAATGTTGTTATTTCCAGCCTGCTGGTCACGAATATATGCAGATAGATATATCGATAGTCTATATTCAAAAGTTTTCTGGCGATTCTGTGGTGGATTTTTCATAGGAGACAAACAGTCATTGCAACAATTTAATGATTCTTATCGAAAGTATTATAAAGTATTCTTGGAAGAAAGAAAGAGATTAGTATGGGAAGTGAATTTTTGGTTTTGGTTAGAGAAGAATGGGCATATTATTCCTGAGACGTATGTTGCAAACCATAATGATTCAATCATTCAAATTCCAGGTACATATCTTAAAACCGTCGCAGCCCTAACAACTATTCCACCAAGATTTGAAAGAGTAAAAAATACAATTCGTTCTTTGATAAATCAGGTTGACCAAGTATATTTATCAGTCTCAAGATATTATGGTCGCTTTGGAGAAACAGCGCCTCCTGATTTTAGTCAAGAAGAATTCAAAGGCAAAGTTACAGTTGTTCAAAGTTTAGATTATGGCCCTGCAACAAAATATGTGGGGTCTCTAAAACACATTCCAGATAATTATTGGGTTTTATTCTGCGATGATGACCAAATCTATGCTCCAAATCTTATCAAACAAATGACCGATAGCATAAATCTTATTGGCGCATATCAAAACTGTTTTCATTATGTAAGAAATGGTTCTGGTGGAATTATACACGGATATGTTGGTAATATGTTTTATAAGGGGCTATTAAATAATCTACTAAAGTTTCAATTACCACCCTGTGGACGTTTTGTTGATGACCAATGGACGTCTATTTACTGTTTCTTCAATAATATTCCAATAATGCCAACACCTATTAACACATATCAGGATACATTTGCAGTTTTATCAAATGGATATGAACAAGTTGGAGAGGCTGCATTGGCTGAATTAGGGAATAGAGATGAAAAGGTTGCGCAGTTAGCAGAACACTTCAAAGTAGTTTTTATAAAAGGAGGGGCAATTCAAAATAAAGGAGTTTAAGCGTGGATATATTAAACCTTGTAATAAGTAAGGATGGTAGCCAGTCTATTAAAAGTTATTTCATCTGGTATTCAGGATGAGAGACTTGATTTTAAGCATACATTATATCCATTTACAAAAGTTTGGGTAAAAGCGGGTAGATTTACAACACAATGGGGTCGTCTTGATTTTCAGCAACCTCCAACATTTGGAAATACGGCTTTCTTTAATATTCTGAGAAAGGGACATTTAGTGACCCGTCTATATTTGGTTGCACAGATGCCCGACATTTGGACACCTCAATACCAAGCTGAACAAAATAAACCAGAAGGCTCAACAGTTTTTCCAAAGTTTGGTTGGACTAATTCACTTGGACACGCCCTTATCGACCAACTAACTCTTGATATTGCAAACTCGCGCGTTGAAACAATTGATAGTCGTCTACTTGAAATACTTGATGAGTTTCATACTCCTTTAGAGAAAGTACCAACTGTTAATGAACTGATTAAACGTAAAGACCACGGATTTACACAAACGAGTTTTGGTTGGGCGCCAACTATACCACAGCAACCAGGTCCTCTTGGTCCCCAGCCATATAGAGAAACAGTTGTAGTTCCATTACCTTTTTGGTTTACAAGAGGTGATTTTGGTTGTGCCTTTCCAATTGATGCAATTCCAATGGATGAGGTACGTGTTGGTATAACATTTAGAAATCTAAATGGAGTTTACTATACTGATACACACGTTCCAAATACATCTTTAGAGCCAGGTACATCACTATACCCAATATCTGGTAGTAATTTTTATACAGTAGACCCTGTGGCAAATCCAGGGGCTCCTCCAATTTCTGTAAATGGAACACCAATTCAAATGTCAAATAATTTACAACTTGGCGAATGTTATATTATGGCAGAATATGTCTATTTAGACCAAAATGAAGCTAACAGATTCCGCTTAGCAGATTTACAGATTCCAGTTGTACAACATTATCGTATGAAACCATTTGATACACGAGGACTTCCAACTGCGCGCATTCCACTCAATATTCCAAATCCAACTCGTGACATCTATTTTATGCTAAACCGTGTAGAAGCGCCACGATATAATGCATATTTCCTTGCTACAAGAGATTTAACAGGGAATATTAATACACTACCCGATGATTCATCGACGCCTTGGTGGCCAGATGCATTGGGGTTATATGCAGATATTCCATCGACCTTTTTACGTCCAGGGTTTGCATTATCTGATTCTGAACCATTGTCAGGATATGAAGTGGATTATGAAGGAAGTTTAGTTAGATTTAGAACACAAGGACCAGCATTGTTTAGAGCTGTTCTTCCATCATATGAACAGAGAAAGACGCCTTGGGTAAACCGATATTATTATAATTTTCCTTTTGGTATTCAAAATGGTTTTACGCCATTTTCAAGGCCACAAGGGGAAGCAAATCTGGATAAGATTGTGAATAGAGATTTGGTTTTACAAATGAGACCAATCAGAGGTTATGTGGGTGGTGCTGTCGTACCGAGTTACGTAGTGTATGTCTATGCAGCAACATATAACATTTTGAGAGTCTATGGCGGCAGAGCTGGAATGATGTTCGCATTCTAAAAGGAGTTAAAGAAAAATTAATATATTAGGTTATTAAAATAACGTAGTATATGATAAAAAAGCAAATTCTATGCAAATGGTCTATAAATGGTGAGCAGGGAGAGGCGAAGTTTGATACTGTAGATGATATGTTTGCACATAGAATATATAATTCATTTAACTATATAAATATGGATAAATGCGGTGCTACAAATATGCCACCATACCTGCCAGAAGACCTACAGATTTTAAGTTTTAATGAAAATAAGATTTTTCGTCTTCCTCCTCTACCTGAAAAAATTCGTTCAATTAGTGGTATAAATAATCGACTGATTGACTTTCCAGAGACGACTCATTGTTTTGATTTAGAGGATATTAATTTAAGTGGTAATGAGATTGTAGAATTAGATACTTATATTGCATTAAATGTAAAGAACATTAATTTAGATTTTAATCGCATATTATTTATCAATTATGATAAACTTGTAGTTGGAATTAAGCTTTCAGTATCTTATAACTTCTTAAAGAGTGTTCCTCCTGCATCGCATATTGTAGATATGAAGTTTGACCATAATGATATTCCAGATAGGGAGTATCGTAGAACTGTAATGGGTCTACTTGATAATCAAGTAAGAACAATACCAATTCCTACAGCACCGCCTGCAGAATTAAGATATCTGCCCCCAGCTGCCCGTCCAGTTCAAGTCGCTCCCCTCAGGCCGACACAGGCTAATAATGGTAACAATCTAATTGCAGGAACGGATAGTCAGAGTGTTCACAATAGTGCTGTACAGCAATCTGCTAATAAATCACTGGATTATGTTCTCAATTATAAGCCTAAAAATCCTCCTCCAGAAGACATTATTACAGCAGTTATCAATGCATATAAAGATAATAAAGTTAGAAGGTCTCGTATGCGCCGTGCTATGAAGTTTTTCTCCAAAAGCTGGGCAGAATCGTCTATTTTTTACCCTCCAATCAGAAATTGGTGTTTATCAAATGATATTCACAGTAGTTTCGGTGTTACCTATAAATCACTCTTGAAACAAGTATGGGCAATTATTCAAGACCAGGAACATAAGGAGGAATTAATTGATGTATTGTGTCAGGAGTTGGATGCATCTGAATGGGTGTGTTTTACGGGGCGTTTCACGAGAACTCTGAATGCTTTGACGGGTTTTATTGAAGAGGTTCAGATTGGAATCAGTTCAGGAGAGCAGATGCAGAATCAGATTACGATGGCGATTAAGAGATGGAAAGATAAGTTGGGAGATGATTTTCAGCCAAAGGCACGTGAAGAGGTGCGTGGAATTTTGAATGAGTTTAAGATATCAGAGGCGGAACAAGAAGCCTGGTTGGATGCGATTGAATAACGGGCGGCAAGAAAAAATTGAACCACGCCTTGGCTAAAAAGATAGCAGCAAGACATAGACTTATTAACTTTATCCAAGAATGCGACTCATTAGCTTTAACGTAAACGGCATCCGCGCCATCACTGGTAAAATCAAGAACGGTGAAAAGAAGGGTTCCGCAACGAACAATGTTATCAAGACACTTATTGAAGAACAGAAGCCAGATGTCCTCTGCTTTCAAGAAGTAAAAACTCAAAGCCAGGGTGACCTGGCCTGTTTCAAGACCAATTTTAAATATATTCTGACCAACTTTTCAAAGTTTAAGAAGGGTTATTCTGGTGTAGCTCTTATGACAAATACAAAACCTCAGTGGGTCTCCTATGATTTTAAGATGTTTACAGAGGAACAGCTGGGACCTTACAGTCATTATGAATGGATTGATGAGGGCCGAGTAATCACTGCAAAGTTTGAAAAGTGTGTGGTGGTAACTGTATATACTCCTAACTCTCAGCCTGAACTTGCTCGTCTGGATGACCGTGTAGAATGGGAAGCAATGCTACGTAAGTATCTTAAACTACTTGAAGAGTATGCAAAGGTGCCCGTTGTACTCTGTGGAGATTTGAACTGTGCTCATAATGAAATTGACCTTCATAATCCGAAGGGAAAGTCAAAGACTGCGGGGTTTTCAACTGAGGAGCGAGCGGAGTTTCAGAAGATGATTGACGAGGGATTTACAGATTCGTTCAGATATCTGCACCCAGAGGAGGCTAAATATAGTTATTTCAGTAACTTTGCAAACTCGCGTGCGAGGGGAATTGGTTGGCGGATTGACTATTTCCTTGTCAGTGATTCTGCAAAGGAAAATATCAAGGAGGCAGATTGTCTGAATGATTATTGGGGCTCGGACCATTGCCCTGTACTGTTAGATATCGCAGTTTAAACCCAGAAGACATATTATTTTTAATATGTCAGGAGTTCCTCAGTATCCGTGTACAATTTGTGGTAAAGGCGGGCACAGTGCGAGTCGTTGTAAAGAACTTGGTATTCCTCCAGATGGATTTTATAAGCCTCCACCTGGTCAGCATCAGCACGACGATGACGAGGATGAGAGTATCAACCTATATCTAAAGCAGTGTTATAATGTATGGCTAAATCAATTTATAAGTGGCCCACGTGTTAGAAGGCTTTTTTAACTTTAAAGTTGATGCCAGCTGCACGATTTGTGTATTTGGGTAGGTCTACTTCTGCAACACGTCCATAATCGCTGAAACTAATGGAGCCTTCCCATCCATCTTCGCCATTAACCCATTCGCTAATTTTTGTTTTGAGTTCAATAAAACCTAACGAATGGTCTTTAACTCCGTTATCACGCAATTGTTTTAAGATATTAATGCCCTCCGCTAAACGGTCCTCTTTGGATTTGATTTGTTTCGGTTTGCCCATTCTGTACCATATACTACAGAAATTGTTTAGGCTAAAAAAAGATAAACTCCAGATAGAATGTCAATTATTTTAGCAGAGGGGATTCTATATATTCGTCAAAATGGGGCAAGTATAGAGTATAGTTCATCAAGTACATTTAGTTCCGCACAACCTGTAGCTTGGCCAGTAACAGTTATAAATACGACTCCCTCAATATATCTAAAAGTATATTTTACTACTGATATAATAATTACGGGTGGGCCCGATAGATTCTTTATATGTGGTTCGGCATATATTCAGTTTGGAAATACCACCCTTAATCCAAATGGAACACGTCCAACAATTACAATTCAAGATATCATAAACTATCCAGGTTTAATACGGAATGGAAGTAATACAGAGAGTGGTAAAAATAATATAGTAGTTGTTAATTTAAATGTACTGAGTACAGGGACAACTACCCTTGCACTTGATGGAGGATGGATAGGACAAACAGATTATTCAAGAGGAGTTGCACAATGTAAAATAGTGTATTGTTCAAGTAATGGTTATATAACTGAAAATGGTGGAGGAATAGTTGGCGCAAGGTCTGGTCCATTTTCAACAGTAAATAATTTACAAATTACTTATTGTAATAGTAGTGGAGATATTGACCTTAATAGTGGAGGTATTGCTGGTAATTTTTGTAATAATATATTAGTTACAAATTGTTTTAGCACTGGAAATATGCCAAGTGGGTATGGTGGTGGAATTTTTGGTAGTAATATGACAATAACAAATGCTACTGTACAATATTCATATAGTACAGGCAATATATTAAGTGATAGATCGGGCGGAATATGCGGCGGTTTCGCCCGAGGAAATATTATTGGATGCTATAGCACTGGTAATATTACAGGAGCTATTAATGCAACTGGTATATTTGGCGTATTTCCAAGAGGTACGTCAATAGTTAGTAATTGTTATTGTATTGGATTAATTAATAATCAAGGTGGTGGCACTGCAGGTGTAATACCAAATACTACAGTCAGTGGCGTACCTCTTGTTACAAATACATATACATCAGGTGCTACTACAAGTGGTGCTTTTGGAGGAATTTATACAGATATTAATTTTGATGGTCCATCAAATTATTCAGAAGCAAATAATAATTCATTTGGCTGGAAAGATATAAATGCAGCCGCTACACTACAAGGAGTCGGCACTATATGGGGTTCTATTGCATCAGATACACATTATGTTCTTCTAAATTTTGGTGTATCTCCATATAGTTTAGATGTAATTGATTCAACAACATATGCACTAAATCAGACATACTCGCAAACGATTCAAGCAGGACAATCTACAATTCCTGCTCAAGTTGCAGGATTTAAAATATTTCAGATTTTAAGTGGCGGTCATTCAACAATATCAATTGATAATACTGGTAAAATATCAACAACTTCTTCAACACCTCCAGGAACCTATACATTAATGGTATATGGTGTGGATGATTATACAACAACGACATTTATTTTAATAGTTACTGGAACACCTATAATAGCTCCTCCCTCTCCCTGTTGTGAGCCAAATGTATGTAATACAAATCCTCAGGCTTCTAATTATAATTCAAATGTAATAGTACAGAAAAAAAGTGGGAAGGCCATTGATAGAAGTGTAGATGATTTATATACAGGAGTTGCAACTGGTCAGCGCACAGCATATTCTCAGCCAGTGTTTAAGTCATATTATGATTATATGAATTATTTGCAAGGAAAATATAAATAAATCAATTAATATACATAACTGGATAAAGGCCATCATCATTAATAATCATATTTTCTTGTAATTTATGATTATTATAAATATTTTTAAATTTATCAGTAGTTTCCAAGTAAATACACTGTGGTGCATCATATGTTTTAATTAGGGGTAGTAGATGTTTAGTAATCCACTTTTCTTTTCCAACCCAACATTCTTCTTGTATAATTCGAATGACTGTATATCCTTTTTTAATAGCTTCTTGTGCCTTTTTAGTATCTCTATTCAGATTAACTTGATGTCCGTTTCTTTGATAAAATTTAAGAAGATTGAAGTGTTGAGGACCATCAATTTCAATAATAACTTTCAGACTATGAATAATAATATCCATTCGAAAGATTCCGCCGCGGGAGGAAGTATAAATAACAAAATGTTTATCAATTTCAAATCCATTTTTTGTTAAAAACTTTTGAACAATTTGTTCGGTTTTGTGTTTATTAAACTTTGATGCATCAAATTGAATATCATTATTTAACTCAATAATAGTATCTGCAAACCCTTTTTTATCAGACTTTCTATAATAAATTAAACCACCTAATCCCCACTCATCAAAATCTTCTCTTGATAGGTGATAAAAAGAATCTGCTGAATCCCAGCCTGCTTCTTTTCTAAGCCAAGCCATTGCTTCACGTCTCTCATCAAGTGAATCAAACGAGCTTTTGGGTTTGTTATCAAACATATACCATTTTAGATATTCTTCTTTGTATTCAGGATACAAAGTGCAAAGACAATTGAAAACACTTGTATTATAATATTTTACAAGCATTCCAATACCATAATTATCTCTGAAGTGGGCCTGTGTTAGACGATTAAGTTGTTGGGGGATTGTAAAATTAAGTCTTTTACATAGCCATTCAATACACCATTTTCTATTTTCTTCATTTCCAAATATACCTTTTGGTGTAGAGCGACAACCCTTTCTTTGTTCAATAACTATTTCCTGTTGTCCTACCATCCAGGGAATCCAAAAGTCATCTGCCCATTTATCTTTTGGATTGTTAGGAGGATATAAATCTACGAGAACATCATAAAGTCTGTCTTTATAGATATCTAAAAATCCCTTTCCAAGATATTCATTAATAATTATATTACTTAATTTGTAAAAATCATTACGAGTAGTCCATCCTTTTTGTTTTGCAATATAATTAATAGCAAAAAGACGATTATCTTTATCAGTCCATTGATTTTTTAGAGGGCTTTTAAACTTCCAACTACATACTTCCCAATCTGGATAACAAGTGCGAATAAATGTCAGAGTTTGTGCATTAAAGTATTTTCTGAATTTGTGTTTTAGGAATTTTTGTAAAACATCAAAATTTAGTACTTCGTATAATTCTTCATACTTAGTACAATTAAGATGTTCTAACACATCCTTTCCAATTTGTTTATAATCTATGGAAGCCATTTTGCTATTTAAATATACATAGCAGGGCTTTAGGCCCCCCATAACTTTACAGGTTATTTCCTACGTTTTAATCCAGAAGACTTGACAATGCCAGAGCTCAGGAATACTTGGTTTGGGATTGACATACCACGCAAAGTCAAATTGGTCCGTTCCCAACATAGATACAAGCGTATCATTAATAATACTATTAATAACTGTATCACAAAATTCATTAAAGTAATCATATAAAGAGTTCCAAAGTACATAGTGATTAACGCCATTTGGTAAATCATAAGGAAAGAGTGATTTACCAAAATTCCATTCAGATTTTTTTACTTCATCAACTACATATTTATGGCTATCTTCGATATCAATGCGATATTTAAAGTGTGTATCAAGAATGAAGTCGCGGAATGACATCCAGTTTGCAAGGACATATTGGCTAAACTGTCGTTTGTTTTCTAAAATAGCAGCAGTTGGTCGAATCATAGTTTCATCAGGAATCCACGAATGGGTTTTATGCAAATTATTAAGGTCTTGGATATTTGAACTTATTTTAGAGCGAATCATATTGTCTTACCAGTATTTCACAAAATATTTATATCAAATTTGAAAATAAAAAACCTGTATATATTTTGTAGGTAAGATGTTTACAGGTATTGAAGTTCCATTTGCATTTGCATTCTTATATCCAGGACTTAACTACTATTGGTGGTATCCTAAGTTAAAACCAGATGTAGAAAAGGAGGTTGAAAAGGAAGACCAGGAAATGGACGGTGTAGAAATGTGGGATTATCACAATGAGTCCATTCCGCCAACATATGTAAATGTTAGTAATATTATGGTTCCAGTTGGAGGTGGTATTGATAGAGTAACAAAAATGCTTCTGACTAAACACATTTCAAAAGATAAGCAAAAGGAATACTTTAACTTTCATCAGATTGAAGATGAAACTGATGCAAAGCTTAGTAGAACAAAATCCAGTCATATTAATACTCAAGAGGCTTTTATAAAGACTTTTAAGTATTATAATATTCCTACAGACCGTTTTGCAGTGAATCTTCCTTTAAAGATTAATTATTATAACTATAAGACTGGATTCTATATTCATAAACTGGGTTTAGTTGCATCAGATAAGAATAAATTAGTAAAAGAGATTCTATGGCGTAAGAGGCTGCCGCTAACAGTTACAGTTCCTGTAATTGCTGGAACGTGTCTAACATTGTGTTGGCTCCACTATGCATTTGTAAGAAACTATAATTTCAGTAATTATTATCCTCCTTTCCATCCGAAACGAATCAAGAACTATTTTAAGAAATAGGTAGGAAACGGAGATTGGTGATGGGCATAGTAATAAACCCAGGTTCATTATCATTTTGGGAGAAAACAAAACATATTTTTCCATCTTTGATGTGCATACCAAGACAGTATTCAATCGCGTGTTTTCGGAAAACAAATGGTAGAGAATACATTTCAGGTTTCATAGTATCGCGATTGAAAGATACTACTGAATGAAAGTAGACACGAGGTTGGCAATATTTTACAAAGTGTGTTACACACCATAGGCGTCCATCATATTCGCAGATAGTCGATGAGCCACGGAAGCGATTAAAAATTTTAGGTGTATCATATTTTGTATGAATCTGCAATTGTTTATTTTCATCAATCGCGCCAATTTCAAAGGGTTGCCAACCATAAATAAAATTCATTTTATCCTTTGCAGCATCAATGTCAACAAGTGAATATTCAGGAACGTGAATCCAGTTCTTTTCACAGCCAGATGGGCGTGGGGGTTTAATGAGTGAGATGTTATGCATTTTCGCATCTTCAACATTGTATTCGCCGAGTGCAATATGAATATTGCCGTCATCAGATAGATTTTTTGTAGAGGCGGTGAAATATAATTTATTTTTAAAGCCAAAGAGGCGAACATCTTCAAGGCCTTCAATATTGGACGGATAGGTTTTATCAGGCACTTCACTCATTAGGGTAACGTCTTCTAAGGGATAGTATGAAGGACTGATATAAGTGAAACCATTTTTAGTTCTAACGTGTCCGTCTTCAGCGCGCATATGGTAGCATCCTTTGCTATCAATAGTGTAGTTAACCATTCGAGTATTCATTAGCATTCTTCCATTGTAGGGAATAATACAGCAGGATGAGACCTGATATTCATCAAAATAGGGAAAGAATAATTTATTGTATTCTCCTTTGTAGGTTAAACTTAGAAGTGGTTCAATGTAGTACTGAATATTATCAAATACATTATCAATAAAGTGGTCTTTTGTATTTATATAATTTACAATTTCCTGCAGAGTATCTTGTCTGGATTTGTTAAAGATATAACAGGATAGAATAGTCGCTTCATAGTCAAAAAGGCCTTCATAAATATGGTATTCTACAAAGAGAAGGTCATCTTTAGGAAAAGGAATATCTTTTCCTTTGAGGTAGTATTGATATGCTTTATAGTGTTCATAATTGTTTTTGAAATAATTTAATAAAAAGTAAAGTGGTTCAGCACGGTTCGGGCGAATCTTAAATGCTTTAAGTGCCCAGGCTTCCATTTCTTCTGGTTGTTTGAGTTGTTCATAGCATTTTGCAATTTGGTAATGTGCGTGCCAGATTTCTTCAGCCCATCCACCAATTTCGATACGTCGTTTGTAGTGTTGAATGGCTTCGTTGAATTTACCGCAGTCTTTGAGGCTCTGGGCTAAATAAAAATGCGTTCGTTCATTGTTAGGGTCAGTCTTTAAGTCCTCGGTAAAGAGTCTCACGTCACGTTCAAACTTATCAGATTTGCAGCCTCCATCATTTACATCATCAATGAAAAAAATCTCAAAAGGAATCTTTTCAGTTGGGTCTCCACTCCAATACTCGTGAGTAACTCCTACACATTTCCAATCATATCCACATTGCATAAAACGGTTGTTAAAGTATTTTAGAGAGCCATTCTGTTGAATTACATTATAACCAGGAACTGTTAGTTTATAGTTTTTAAATTCTGGAGAGGGTTTAATAATCATATCCGCATCAACCGCCATAGCATAAGTCAGTTTATCATTCCATTTGAGTTCATTACAAAGGTCACGTGCCTTTCGAAAAGAAATAGTTCGATTATAACCAAAGTTCTTAAATGGCTCTACTGAAATCTTAAAAGGTTTGCCACATTTCTCAAGGAACTTCTGACATAATTCAACGGTATTATCAGTTGAGCCAGTATCAAGAATAGAAATTGCATCAACGTGTTCTAAAGCGCGACCTAAACAGCGTTCTATAATCTTAGATTCATTTTTAATCATAAGATTAAGAATAATTTTATTGTGATTGTGTGCCATTTTAATAAAACTTATCAAAGACCTTTTAGGTTATTTTTAAACAACCAAAATTTTAGTAAAATAGGTCCATAATCCTAAGCCTACAAAACATTTTGCAGTCGCGTCTAAGATATTATATGCTATATTTTTGTTTTCTTCATCTAATAAATATACAAATCCATACAAACCCCAAATAGTTAAATATATTCCAAAGAGTATAAAATTAAATCTACTTGCAGAACCTTTCACAAATGAAAGATAAATTAATCCAAACAGGCCGATGAAGAAAATAAATCCAATTAAACATCCTGCCCCCTTTGATATTGTATTCTTTTCACCTAAATATCCACTATACAACATAGCAAAATTTAAAATAACTGCACTTACATAAGTACCAACGTGTACAGAAGATTTATTATTATAAGAGAGGGCCAACATTAATGCAAGAATCATAAGTGGGGTAGTAATGAACCAATCATTGTAACGCGTTTCGTTGATTTCTTTATAGTCTACAACGCCACCACTGGCCGTAGTGACTTTAGTAACAAATTGTGAATAGAAATAGCCAGCAATAATTGAAATACAGGTTTCAAGATTCATAATATGACGAATAAAGGGGGTCTTTGTTGCAAGTGCTTCCACCAAAGTAATTGTTCCAGTTGTAATGAGAAGTACATAGGTGAGATAAAAAGAAAATTTAACAAAGTCAAACTTTGTTGAGACTGTTTTCTCGGTAGCTATCTTTACAGATGGTATTGGATTTTGTGGAGATTCCATTCCTAATAAAAATATAGTTTTTTTTATTTATACATTTGATGACATTAATGGGTTACTTATTGATATATTATCAGAGAATACTACTCGTTTTTGTGTACGAATAGCAAATGTTGCACCAATTGCAACTAATGCCGATGCAAATAAACCAATTGTAGCACCTATAATCATTCCTTTATTACTAAGCATTGCTCCAGCCACTAACACTGAAACTCCACCGATGAAAATCATAACAATTCCAAGTTTAATAAAGCGGTCCATTTTGCTCATTAATACTATATAACTCCATATCAATTTTATGTCATAACGGGAGGAATATAAAATGGGTCAATAATAAACCGATGGAGATTATCACGTAGCCACTGATGACCACGCATCATATTAATAACCGCCGCAAAGTCTCTTAGCTTTTCTTCCTCAGATAGTTCAATTCGCCTCCCCGCCTGATTATAATAATGAAAGAACTCTACAATAAATCTGCCACGCAGTTCATTAGTTTTACGTAGAATCAGATAATGAAAGGGGAGATTATGGTCGTGGAAGAAGAATGTTACACGCTCAACTATATCAAGGTAAGCGTGGAATTGTGTTGCAATATCTCCAATATTATCATTATAGATTAATGACTGTCCATTCGTATGGTCAACACGACAGCTTCTAATTTGAAGTGCATTTACAGCAATATTATCGTAATTATGATTGGGATTCATTCTACAAATCTTTACGAATCAAATCAATTCAATTTTTATTTGCAAGAGGTGCAACCAGAAGCTGCGCCAGAGCTATATGAACCGCACGGTGTTGGAGCAGAGCCACACGGAGCACACCCAGTAGTTTGTGATGGAGTTCCACAAGGCCCACAAGGAATGGTTGTTCCATAATTTACAGAATTATTACCACAAGGCGGATTGTATGGTACAATTGGTTTACCACAGTATGCCCCAGGATAATTGGTTGGTTGTGGCATTGGGCATACAGCAGGAGGAATATAGGGTCCAGCTGGCGGATAAACGAGTTGAGGAGCTAAAAGAATACAAGAAGGCGGTGGGCAAGTTCTATAGGCAGGGAGTGGAATAAAGCAATCACTGTCATAGATATTAACTTTATTTGAATAATATGAGAGTAATTTTGGTATAGCACAACTCATCTTAAATATATGTTAGATTTATAGCCCGGACCAAATAATATTGATTAAAATAGGATGACGGTACTTTTAGTATTGTTTACTTTATTAATAATTCTAATATTCCTTTTTCACTACACAGCAGCTGTAAAGGAAGGATTTCAGGATATTCCTTTAGACGCATCAACAATTCAGGCATATAATAGTTTCTTAAATTTCTATAATCCATTCTGTGCAAACTGGAAAAAGGCTATTCAGACATCAGTTGCAACTGAAATTCCCCAACAACCGCTTACTGACCCATCACAGGTTTCTTCTGGTTCAGCTCCAACTATATCAGATGATGAAATGAATGCATATATTTATAAAATGGCAGAAGACTCAAATACACCATTTCCGCCAATTTGTACACCATTTCCTGACCAAATAAACAGTGGTAATATAATGCAAATTATGCAAATGATGCCAAAAGACGCCCAGCCGTATATAAATGCTTTAACTTGGATGAATGTTAATTTAGAAAAAGCGCACGGTAATCTTGGTAGTGCATTACAGGGTCAGAAAGTCGAAAGCTTTGAAGATATGTGTCAAGACCTAACACAGTGTTTGGCAAATAATCCACAACTTGCTCAACAGCTTGCTCAAAATATAAATCAACAACAACAGTTACAGCAACAAGAAGAAGAGCAGGCATTGGTGGGTGCAATTAATCCATTTACAGTTAATCCAGGTTTGCAGCAATTATTGCAGCAAAATCAAGATTTGGTACAAAAATCACAAGATATTCAGAATCAAGCACAAAGTGGAGAATTATTAAATCAAATGAATCTTCCTGCAGAGCAGAGTACGTGGGGGCAACCTCAAATGCCTCCAGGCGGTGACAAATTAAAACAAATGCAGAATTCTGACCCTGCGCGCTATAATGAATTAAAACAAAATTATGGATTATGGTTTAACGTAAAATCTTTAATTGAACAAATTAATAGTAATTTATAAGAACATTCTCATATTTTGTTTAATTGAGCGTCGTCTCATTGGTTTTTTTATATTCGATTTTGGATTTTTATTTACTAAAAGGTCTTTAATTTCTTCTTTCTTTTGTGTGATACGTTTAACTTTTGCACGAATAAGTGAAGGGAGAGAGGTTTGATGGCCAGAGCATTTAATGGAGATGAATGGAAATATGAAGTCATCAGGATTTTCACGTGCTTTAATACTGACTTGAACTAATTTATTTGCAAGACATTCCATTGAGCCCATATTATAAAACTGAGTATCGAGTAAACCTAAACTAAAGTATAAAGTAATTAGAGTATCCATAGAGGCTATTCTTATTATTTTTCCGCCGCTGATAGGCACATTAAAATAAGAATGACAGGCAGTTTGGTCAATGACAAAAACTAAGGATTTATTTCCCTGAGAAATAACTTTTACAGAGGGTATAAGGTCCACACCACGCGAAGAGTAGGTTTTAATGGTGATAGGTTTTTGGATACTTTCACCAGGCGTTGATTTATCTTTTTTCTGTTGTGAGAGAATAAAGCTAAATTCTTCACGTAGTTTTTTGGCGTCATTATTGGAATCAGGGGAGAAGAAGAGGATTGGTTTTTTACTTCCAAGAATCCAGTTGGTATTTTGTTTTCCAAACTTTAGAGAATGGTCATAAAAGTCGATAAGGTCGGCTCCAGCGAATACACGTTTATTTTCAATGATATAGTTTAGTGTATATTCAGATTGTTCTTTTGTAAGTCCACCATTGAAGGGGTTGAAGCTGACCTTGCAGGGTTTACTGGGAACAAATTCATTAAAAAGTGCAAGACGTTCATAAACTTTGCTCCATCTGGTTGTTTCTCCTCGCGGTCTACTTAGTTCTAAGTACATAAGCATTCGAAGAGAGTTTGCATCTAAGTAGGAGATTCCATCTAATTTAAATTCGCGTTTGGAGAGGATGCGATAGAGTTTAGGGTCAATGGATGTCATATCAGCGACGGGAATATAGTCAACATATATTTTGATAGTTCCTTCGTGCATTCCTTCACGAACTGAGATTTCAGTAAATCCTGCCTTCTTTAAGTCCTTAACAAGTACAGTGATATCAGAGTTTTGATTTGGAGTGAAGAAGTCATAATCAGGTATTGAGTACTCGGGGTCATAAAATTTATATTTAGCTGGTAAGTGTGCGTTAATAGCCTGTCCGCCATAGCATAGGCGGTGTTTCTTTCTTAGGAATTCTTCAACAACATCAATAGCACGAACAATGTTATCATCGTGAGCAGATGCATAATCGGTTTTAGATTGTGCTAACTCGGAAGCCTGTTTAATGATATCGATTTGTTTCAGAAACTTTTTCTTATCGAAAAAATCTGAATTAATATGTGTCTGTTCTATTTCAGATTCCATCCTAATAACACTTGATACTATTTGAAATCAAATCTAAACTCTGAATAGAATGTCATATGTTCCAGGAGATAAATCTGAGGACCCTAAACTTCATTTTGAAGCGGGTATGAAGGACTTTGCACGATTTGATAAGGTTAGGCTTGTAAATATAATGGGTTCAGTACAATACGGTATATTGTATTCAATTGCCTATTTTATAGTTGGCGTGACCCTACACTACGCATTTCCACCTTTGGTAAAGGGTATTCCATTATTAAATTTATTTGGATGGATAGTATTTCAGTGTATCGTATTAGTAATTGCATCATTTTATGTGGATAAGTTTATTAAAGCTATTCCTGGCTTTGCATCATTCTTTCCAAAGTTTTTCGACTTTCCAAAATTATTAGCAAAAGGATTTATTCCATATGGTGTAAGTGAATATAAAGGAAATATGGCATCAAATATTGTATTAATTGGTACACAAGTTAACTTACTTAATAAGGTAGCTTATCTAACGCAGGAGGTTGCAAAAAGATACTTATGAGTAAGTAGTATTTTTGATTGCATTTAATGTTTGAGGGTCAACCCAGGTATCACCTTCTTTTAGGTTTTTGACGGTTGGCCCGTCGGCACCATTGAAGACAATTGCCTGACGATTTGTAACCTTTTGAGAAATTGCTTCAGTCTGTTTGACATATCCCGTAAATACCATTTGTGCCTGACGTTTATTTGTAATAAGTGAGGCATTCATATTAGTTAAATTAGATGTACGTGGTTTAATATAATTAGCTGCAAATGAATCCATTCTCTATTTAAAGAAATAAAATAAATAAGAGTAATGCCATTACAGATTTTGGAGTTAGGGAAGCAGTTTCGTCCAGGCACATCACAGGTCTATCCGCCATTTAAGAATGGAAGGTATATGGAAGAGTATTTTTATGAATATGCATTAAAACATAAAGATGAAATTAGTTCAAGTCTTGTTTATATTCCAGTTTTCTGGACAAACCTACAAAATCATCCAGGGTTTTTAAAGCAAAAAGCGAATTATGAAATTCTTTTATCAAGAGCCCTTAACACTATGCCTCCAACTACAAAATACTTTACAGTAGTACAACACGATGATGGGCCACAACTAAATCTTCCAAAAGATACAGTCCTTTTTGGAGCCTGCACAGGAACTATACCACTTCCCCTTATTTATGAAGATAATACAAATACTCTTCTTAATAAAAGTAAAGATGTAAAAAAGGAGTATTTAGCTACATTTGTTGGTACATTAACACATAGAGTGCGAAAGATAATGGTGAAGGCATTAGAGGGTCTTCCATCAATAAAATTGGTAACGCAACCTCATACAGAATGGACGGCTGCAGTGCCTCAGAGTGCAGCGGATTTATTTGTGGATTTAACATTAAAGTCAAAGTTTTGTTTGTCGCCAAGAGGATATGGACGTAGTTCATTTCGTTTCTTTGAAGCAATGTTACTTGATGTTATCCCAGTCTATTTTTGGGATGATATAGAATGGCTTCCATACAAAGATATACTTGATTATTCTAAGTTTTCAATTTCTATTAAGCACGATACTGCACCATTAACATTTGATTTACTTAGGTCAGTCTCTGATGAGAAATACTTAAGTATGGTAGAAGAATTAAAACGTGTAAGACATTATTTTACTTTAGAGGGGATGTCAGAATATATAGTGACAAGGATTAAATAGTAGGAGCACGTAGCATACCGCCTTTGGCATCGGTAGATGGATTTGGTTCGGCAGGAATGACGACAGGAGGTTTGATGTAACGTAGGGGTTCAGGTTTAGGCATAAAGCTATATGTTTTGAAGTTTTGGTCAGTAAACATAAAATCACTTGCAGATGGTTCAAACAACATAATTGGTACACAATGAACTCCAAATGTACTTGTAATCTTGTTATATGTATCTTTCGAGACGGGCTGTGATGGGTCTTTAGAAAAGCAGATGGTCCAGCGTAGTTTAGTGGATTCAGCGACTTCATCTGTGCGGTCAGGAGGCACAATCATATAGTCTTCAGCAGTTTCAAGGATACCAAATGGTGCACCCCCAGAATTATCAGTTACACCAAGTTTAGTTTGTGTGTAGTATAAACGAAGATTAATTAAGAAGTCAAGGTCTTCATTTGGAGAGTAGATTTGAGATTCACGGAAACCGATGGTATTTGCATTGCTAAAAATTAGGACCTTTCCACCATAGTCCTTAATATTATTAATAAGTAGGCGCCCCTCCTGTTTCTGACGATAATATGTACCACCATCAAGTTCATTTCCAAGTAGTCTATTTTGGAATGGCTGGAGTGCTTTAGCAACATTGGAGTAGTAGTCAAGGACGGTTTTAGATTTGTATGAGCCAGGCGGTTGGCGGAGGAAGTATAAAACGATAACGACTGGGTCACTTGCATTTTGGCAACTGGAGGCGAATGCATAGAAGTTAATCTTTTCACAAACATCGCGAATGTTAGAGTGTTGAGGTGAATTACAGATTGGGCGATTAGAGTTATATTTAATTCTCATTTTTCCTTGAGCATCGCGAACAACAATACGAGGGAAATATTTAGTTGTTTCACCATCGCATTCATCAAGGTAGTCAATTTCAAGAACAAACGTTCTGCAGCCAGCATTAACAGCAAGTTGAACGGCAAGGTCTGGGTCCCAATAGCCTTCATTCATAGGGCCAATATAACCAGTATAGCGGCAGCCAAGAGAATAAAAGTTTACAAAGCATTCTTCGCTCTCGGGCATAACATTTTGTCCCAGCAGCTCAGTAACTGGACGACGAGCACTTGCTATTGGATTATACTTATCTGATAACATTTGTACTTGTGTTTTGTATTTAGCTTCAAGTCGATGATTGGATTGTGAGTCTTGTACATCTGTTTTTTTGATGGCCGCCCAAACTACAAAGCCAATAAAAGCTAAACCACACAAAATACCTAAAATAAGTATTATATTAGGCAAAGGTTCATCAAAAAACATTTCTATTTCTACTAAGATTTTATAAGTTAATCTTAGTAAAAATATACGTTTTATAACCGGACGGACCGATATTATTTGTTAAACATTATGTTTAGATGGTCCATTTCTGCTTTACGTGTTCCTCTTAATATCTCACCATCTCTGGCAAGTTGAGGTTTCCATTCCTTTTTAATTGGTTGGAATCCAACTTTTGTTTCGACTATTTGTGGTAATTTTACATTACTCTTGGGCGGTCTGCGCATACTCATTCTATCAACATTTACATTATGAGCCCTGTACATATCAAGAGGTACTGCTTGCTGTACTGTTTTCGATACACTTATAGGTTGAGAAGTGGCAACTGCTTTTGCTGCAGTCGTGATAGGATTAAAAGATACTTTGTTATGTGGTACACTTCCCAAAGATGAAACAATATTTTCTTTCTTTGCAGTAGTATTCAGGCTTGAAATTTGTACTCTTTGTGCATTAGCGGGAACCTTTAATGCATTTACTTTTGTAAAAAGTGGACTTTCTTGACCAAGAACTTGTAATTCACTAAAGGCTTCAGTTGGCTTCTTGCCTTTTTTAGGGGGCGGCTTCTTACCAAAGAAGGAATATGCTGCAAATGCACCAATGAGTGCAACTAAAGCAGCCGCCGCTCCAATCCCTCCAATGGCTGCAGGATTATTGGCAATACCAGGTGTATTTATATTCATATTTCCACTTATTTCCACATTTTCACCAAGAAGATGCGTTGTATTCGATAAGTTAGTGTGATTATCTTCATTTAGATTATTCATATCCAGAATAGCACTTGGTGTAGGACTTGCAGAAGGTGAAGGTATTATTACACTCGTTGCAGATTGACTTGAACTATCTGATTCACTAATAGTAGAAGTTTCACTGTATGTACTTCTTGTAGAAGGAGATGGTGTTCCAGTTACAGTACTTGTTGCAGTAGAAGTTTCACTACTTGTTGATGTACCAGTTGCAGTAGAGGTTAGACTGGAAGTACTGGTTGTAGAAGGAGGTGGTGTTCCAGTTACAGTTCCAGTTACAGTACCAGTTGCAGTAGAGGTTTCACTACTGGTTGATGTTCCAGTTGAAGTAGAAGTTTCACTACTGGTTGATGTTCCAGTTGCAGTAGAGGTTTCACTACTGGTTGATGTACCAGTTGAAGTAGAAGTTTCACTACTGGTTGATGTTCCAGTTGCAGTAGAGGTTAGACTGGAA